GTTTTTTGAACATTGATGTTGCCTTTTCTGTCGTCCTTCCTCCGAAGTAGGCTAAAACCGTAGCCATCATAACCTTCTCAAAAGTGTCATTCCAAACTTCATTTATATGAAATGGAACATTATCAATGCTGTCTAATATACCAGCAAATGAAAATATAACTATACACCATACTAAAACTAAAGGTCTTACATTTTTGCTCAACCAACTATCACTTGCTGCATCTGCTTGCCAACGAGAAGTTACCGACTCTAATTCTTTATTTTGCTGTTCATATATAAGTTGTTGTAATTTTATTTTATCTTCATTGCTAACGTCAGATTTACCAATAGCCGCTATAGCTTCTTTAGGACTTGTAACTCCTTGTAATACGCTTCCTAGCGTTGGATTTATCATTCCAGCTGCTCCTAAAAGGAGTTTTCCTACGGTAGTGTTTTTAAATTTCTTTTTTTCAGGCATTTGTTATATCTATATATTTTGTTTTACCGTCATCTCTGACAGCTTTTAAAATTCTGTTTCTATTTTTATCTTCGCTGATATACGATACATGAATCCAATCAGGGTTTGTTTCTGAACCAAACTCCCAAATCATTTGGTCAAAATTTACATTTTCTTTAATCCAAGAAAACATTTCAGCGTTAGTTTTATGACCATAAATGTCATCAATATCAATTGCAGATGCGCCACCTTTACAACAATGCTGAGATTTGGAACTTCCTCCAATAGCTTCATTGAGAGCTGGTGACCTGTACATGCTGTTAATTTTTATTGGACCACCAACCCATTCTCTAAGGGGTTCAAATACTTTTTCAGCTAGTTCTTTCATGTTAGCTATTGCATCACCATTTGGTGTGTTGTCAATGCCTAATCTTAAAGCAGTAACCGACTTGGTTGCTTCCTTTTCAGAAATATGTTTACTAATCATAATTTATTAATTTGTGCTTGACCTTCTTGTAGATTGCATCTTAGACCTATTTATCCATTCTTGAATTTTTTCTGGCTCAATTTCTAACTTGAAAGATAAATCAGCAGCCCATTGCCCTTTTGGTTTTTGGGTTTTATTATCATATAAAATAATTGTTGGGACTGATTTTATTTGATTTTTGATTGCTGGGGGTTGGTCCTCTAATTTTACTTTTAATACTTCAACACCTTTTAATTGTTTGAGATATTTGTAATCATTATCAGAGTTCCATTTTGAATTTATATGTAGTAATGTCATATCTTGTGCGCTTGTTATTGCTGAAATGAATAGGACAAATATTACAAAAATTACATGTTTCATCTTTTATAAACTTTATCTTCTAATTCTTTTATTGACTCTTTATTGTCTAATATATCCTCTTTTAAACCATCTGTAGATTTTTCAATTTGTATTATGGTGCTCCTCACCAGCTCGTCTTTTAGCTGGAACTCCATTTTTTGAACAAACTCTTCGCCACTAAAACTATCAATCTTATTGTTTAAATCTTGAATATCTCCTTGTAATGTAAACCACATGCTAGCTAAAGAAATAGTTCCAGCTATAATGATTCCGATGGTTTTTAAGTCAACCTGTACGTTAGTATCCTCACCGATTTTTGTTGCCATTTAGTTCTTGTGTTTTTTTTATTGTATAGACTATAGTCGCTACTAATAAAATTATTCTTAATATATCTACTATATAGTCTGCAAAAGAAAAAGCTAAAACTATTGAATTTATTATGTATAATCTTAAATCTTGCATTATCTTCCTTGACCTATGTAAATTTTTTTATAATTCTTACTTCCTTTGCATTTGCTTGTTTTAGTTTTTGCATGAATACCTGGTCTTCTTTTTTTACTTTTATATCTATGTACAAATGTAAAACCCTTAGCCATTGGTATTTATGTATTCATAAACAATTTCAATATTACCACCTGAAGTGGTTTGATTTTCTTTGTTAAACATATAATACAAAAATAATGTATTTTTCTTAATCTTTTTTTATCTTTTCTTTATACTCTTCAGTATTGTATTTTTCAAGCTTTTCTTTTTGCTCTGAAGTACATCCGTCAACGAACCAATCATTATTAAGTTGTATTTGTATATGTTCTATATTTCTGCAATATTCAAGATTTTGTTCTTCGTCTAAAGACTCCATCACTGAATATTTTTCACATATATCCCAACTATCAAAACAATTATTAATATGTTTCTGTACTTGCTCTGGTGTAAATTCTAAATCCATAATTATTTAATTTTTTGATTTTAATATTTCAATTTCTGCTTTTAATTCTTTTATAGCATTTATTAATGCAGGGACTAACTTTTCGTATTGAAGCCCTACTTTATTTTTATCTTCACTTTCCCAAGAAAATAAATTTGTATCATCTTCAAAATTATACCCTGCTTTATTTTCTTGTTCAATAACTTCTTGAGCAATTAATCCCACTTCTAGTTTACTTTCTTTATGTTCTCCTGTAGGTTTTTTATCATCATATTTACTTCTTTTATCCCACCTATAAGTAATAGGTCTGAGTGAATCTATAAAGTCTAAACCTAAATCTAAATCATTTACATCTGTCTTATCTCTTCCATCTGAGTTTACAGTCCAAGACACTTGTACCAATGCGCTGCTGTGTGATTCATTTCCTAATTGTATTTCATTACTTGCTGTTATTATAGCACCCATTGACTGAGGGGTTTGACTTCCTGCCCTACCAGCATTACGACCTATTATAATATTATTTCCACCAGATGTAATATCAAATCCTGCTGCATCTCCTATTATTATATTAGCAGTACCTGTTACTTGGGCTCCTCCAGCAGCGGCATAACCTATAATAGTATTACTACCTCCTGTTGTAAGATTTTCTGCTGCTTTTTTTCCTATTGCTATGTTTCCACTTCCTGTTGTACAATCTTTTAGTGCTTCAAATCCTAATGCTACTTGTCCTTCTCCTGTCGTTGCTTGATGTCCTGCTTCACTACCAATGAATGTGTTATTTCCTCCTGACGTTAAATCTTGCCCCGCAGTAAATCCAACCACAGTACAATTACCTGCTGTAAAAGTATTATTATCAACCGCTTGTGAGCCTACAATAGTATTGGCAGTACCTGTTGTTGCATTCCTACCCGCTAAACCACCAACAAAACAATTGTTTCCACCTGTTGTATCTCTACCTGCGTTTGCTCCAATAAAAACAGTATAGTCGCCTGAAACATTAGATTTACCCGCTTGATAACCTACAGATGTGTTGAAGTCCCCACCTGTTGTACTATATGCTGAACGATAACCAACAGCAACATTATAATCACCGCCAGTTAAACTATAAAATGTTTCACCACCTACACCTGTATTAAATGCTGCACCAGTAGCAGCTCGTCCTGATTTATAACCAATAAATACACAATCATCTGTTGATAGATTTTCTCCTGAATCGCTACCAATTAAGATTGAACGATTAGTAGTTGCAACTTGACCTGCCGCTCTACCAATTACAACGTTGTGTGTTTGAGTTGTTCCATTACTAAAAGCTAATGCGCCAATGACTACATTATTACCACCTGTTGTTATTGCATCTCCTGCACTATGACCTATAAGAACACATTGCGATGCTGTTGTTACCGATAAACCTGTGTTATAACCTACTGCTGTATTGTTATCGCCTGAGGTTGTTGCGGTCATTGCGAAATAACCTACTGCTGTATTACCACTACTATTTATAAAATTACCTGCTGCTCTACCAATAGCCACATTTTCTGTTGCACCTGTTAGTGATGCTGACATAGCAGTAAAACCAACAGCAACGTTACTACTTGATGTTGTTAAAAGTGCTCCAGCGGAATCTCCTATTAATGTATTAACAGAACCTGTAGTTAAGTCATTACCCGCATCTTTTCCTACAGCTACATTATTACCTCCAGAAGTTACAACTTGTAAAGAGCCCAATCCTACAGCTGTATTGTTACTTCCTGTTAATGTATTAATAAAAACATCACGACCAATACCTGTATTACCTGCACCTGTTGTTAAATTATTAGCAACATTGTAACCCATAAATGTATTACTTCCACCTGTTGCTGTATAATCACCTGCTGCATAACCATAAAAAGTATTAGCTCTATTTACTGACTGATAGTTATAAACATCTCCAACATTATTTACTATAAAGTATTGAGCAGTATCTTTTCTTAAAACGTGGTCGTTCCCTACTGCACCATATTCAATATTTGCAGTACTAGAACTATCTCTAAAAGAAGCATAACAATTTGCATCAGAGCTTTCACCATAAAATACATTATCTGACGTACCTGCTTTAACTGATAATATTTGACTTGAATATCCATCGTTGTTTATACCAATAGCTAATCCACCGTTATCTCCTCTAAGACGCATAACTTGGCCTTTATTACCAAGCTCAATACCTAAATCTGTGTCTGCTGTTGCAGTAAAATTAACGTGTGATATAAATTTTGCTCCATAAAATGTTTGGCTACTATTACCATAAGAGCCAAGGCGCATAGTTACAGTTGTTGCACTTACTGTGTTTGTGCTTATGTTTAAACCGCCGATGACCTCTAGTCTTGCTTTCGGGTCCTCTGTTCCAATACCCACATCTCCAAAAAAATATCCGTCTAAATTTGATGATAATTTTAAAGCTGTTGCTAAATTTGCACAAGTAGCTCTTGTTTGAAATTTTAAACCAGTTACAAAATTGTCCAAAGACCAGTTATCTTCTGCTACTGCTAGTATTCTGGCACCTGTTTCAAAAGTGCCATCGGTTGGGTCATCTCCCTCAAAATTAATATATCCTATATCATTAGCTGAAGATATAGTAGAATCATCTCTTCTTAGATTTATATATGGTGTTCCATTATCTTGTTTTACAACAATACCATCACTTGTAGTTTCTAATTTTTGATTTCCATAATGCTTTAATTTAACAGCACCACTACCACCATCTAAAACAAGATAATCTGCTAAACCACCGCTACCATCATCATTTCTAAATATTACATTTCCATCATTTTGATTTTGGTCAATTTTCAAAGTTCCAGTATTATTTGATATAATACCAGTGAAAACACCACCAGTTACATCATGCCACAATTGTAAATCATTACTATCACCTAAATTTATTTTTGCATTATCAGGTAAACTTAAATTCTCAGAGGTGAGAGTAACACCACTGTTATCAATAAGCATTCTTTGAACATTATTGTTTGATGAATCAGATGTTTTAAAACTTATACCTGTGCTGCCTCCACTGCTTGATGTAGCTATATAAGATATTGAACCTTTAATACCAGCCCCAGAACCAGAGCCATCTTCTGAAAAGAAATTTACGCCACCTATAACATCACCAGTTGACCAACTTGAATCATTTGTTGTACTTTTTAAAGTAATTATGGAAGTATTTTTTGGGCCTTTTAAAGCTAAAAGGGTACCAGGTGCATCTTCTGCAATTCCTACATTACCTGCAAAATAATTTTTTTGCAAATTGCTAGCTTGGTAAATACCATAGTTATTAGTAACTACAGCTCCAGTTGCTGCAACGCTAGGTGTGTCAATTCTTAAACTAGCCCAATCTGCGATTGTTGTATTTGCGGCAACAGCTCCGCCCGCATAAAATACATTTGATTGTGTCGTACCCTGTACATTTGTTCCATCATACATAATTCCATAATAAAAAGCGCCAGCACTCATATTATCTTTTACTCTTATACTAACACCACCTGCACTTCCTGATACATCTAGTTTAGTTCCAGGCGAATCTGTTCCAATACCTACATTCCCTGAAGCGTCAATCCTCATTCTCTCGCCACCACCTGTATTAAAAGCTATTTCATTTGCTGCAACTTCTGTTATATAAGTATCAAGACCGCCATCTAAATAGATTTTTCTTGTAGGTTGCAAAGTTAAATCATTATCAAATCTAACCTCACCGACTACATGAAGTGGTTTGGCAGGTGTCATAGTCCCGATTCCAACATTCCCTGTGTTTAGAATGGTCATTCTAGCTGAACCATCGGGGTCAGATTCTATGTTTGATGTATTTGTTGCAAAAAATAAATTACCATTATAATAACTAAATATCCCTGACCTTGTATCGGTTGTAGATGTAACAGCATCACTTCTTGTTGAAAATCCAATCCCGTGCGCCCCCGCACTATCTAAGTTAGAGTTATCTGGCCTGTGTATTCTTAATGGAATATTTTCGTTTGAATAAATATCTAATTTATGATTAGGCGAAGTAGTTCCTATACCTGCTTTTCCGTCAACACTTATATGATGTTTTGTAGTTCCCCCACCTGTTCTATCTTTAAAATATGTGGTGAAATTTGATGTACCACTTCCAGGTGCAGTCGTTGGTTGAATTTCCATTGTGCCAGTACCTATAACAGAACTAGGGCTAGTGTCAAATAAAACTTTTTGATAAGCACCATCACCTAAATTAAATTCATCATCAGTTATATTAACGCCTGTACTTGTAGTTTCAAGCTTTTGAATATTGTCGTGATATAATTTTACTGCACCATTTTCAATAATAAGAATTCCATTTTCATTTGTTTTCGGTCTTAATGCTATTGCGCCAGATGCTTGTTCAATAACAAGAGAGCCTGTATTGTTTTGTATAAAACTATTATTACCTGTACCATCGTGGTATATCTGTAGGTCGTTTGAATTACCAAACTTTGCTTTAACATTGTCAAAAAGGTGAGCATCTTTACTAAACTGAATTTCCTCATCACTACCCTCAATAGTTAAATAAGTAGTATGAGCTCCTGAACCATTATCTGCTCTAAAATAAATATCTCCATCAACCACTTCTTGGTCGATAAATAAACCGCCTGTAAAGTTTCTTATAACGGAATCTGTTCCATTATGTGCAATTCTTAAATCATTACCAGCACCAAACATTAATGTGTCATCTGTGCCAATTGCACCCGCATCTCCAAAAATAATATTATTACCATCTGTGGTATTACCATTAGCCAATACTTCAGCTAATGTGTCAAAATTATCTATCTGAGTGTCTACATAATTTTTTACTGCCGCACTGGTAGGTATGGTTGTATCATTATCATTTGACGGAATACCATCTGCTTCGTCTACAAACTTTGTAATAGTTATACTTTCGCCTGTGTCTGTCAAAGAACCCCACGATAAGTTTCCTGTAATTGTTCCATCACCTGCGACTGATAAATCTCCAGAGTTTCCAATAGTTACAGTCGTACCATCATCAGTAATTAATCCTGTTCCTAAAGTACTTGGCCCTGTCCATTTAGCTATTGCATTATTTGTTCCTGTCCCAGTAATAGCCGAAGTGTTATCTATTTTTTGCCATGTATCAGTTGCACCCGATTCAACAAAAATAGCCCAGTCTCCTACTTGCCAATCTGTAATTCCATCTAGGTTAGTACTACCCGCAACAGCTACAATATAAAACTGACCTGTTGTTCCAGTACCACTAGTTAGTGTTGGTGTATTAGTGTTTGCATTCCATGTTCCACTATACACCAAACCTTGGGGTAATTGAGTTATTTGAGCTTGTAAATATCCAAATGCTTCAAGTATAGTGTCTGTTGCTGCAATGTTTTGCGATGTTCCTAAATTAACACCTGTTATTAGTTTTCCTGTTACCGTAGTATCTGATATACTTGTATTAATTGCGATGTCCCCACCCGATGTGTAAGATACACCACTAGTAGAGGTAGTATCTCCCGTTAAGCTAATATTACCTGATGTTTGCAAGGATGAAGCTGTTGATGCATTTCCTGTTAATGCTCCGACAAAAGAATTAAATGTAGCAGTCCCACCACCTGAGATATTATTACCACCCATGGCAATATTACCGCCCATGGTTCCACCAGCAAGAGGTAAATAATTACCAGCTTCAGTATCGACATATTCTGTTGTTGCTACTTTTGTACTGTTATTGTTTGCAGCTTGAGTAATTGCCGTAGTATTAGTGTTAATTGTTCCATTGAGCTGTCCTGCAAAAGTAGTCCCAGTATATGTCCCACTAATTGTTACATCATTAGGTAATCCTATTGTAACTTCTTGCGCACTAACTGCAACTGTAGTTTCATTGGCTGTTTCAGTAAATGTTAAAGTTTGACTATCTAGGTCAACACTTGAATTATTAGTTCCATCAGTAATATCTAAGTCTTGTGCAGTAACTAAGTCATCTACATATCCTTTTGAAGCGGCATCTGTTGATGCAACAGGAGTAGTTGGTATGGTTACTTGACCACCAAAACTACTTTGACCTGTCCCTGAAACAGTTAATTCATTATCTACAATTAAATCATTTCCAACAGTAACAGCACCACCTCCATTAGTATTTATGTCTGAAATATTTAGTAATTCTAAAGTATCAGCACCAGAAACTCTCCTAAACCCATTTAGCCAACTGCTATCTACATTGTTTCTAAACTTTAATGTTCCTTTAGTTAAAAAATTATTGTTAGTTTGAATATATGAACCTGCAATTATTGTACCTGTAACTGATAAATTATTTGATACAGTTAAATCATTTCCAATAGTAACATCATTTGGTAAACCTATTGTTAATGTTTGACCACTTGCTGAAGTCTCTATTTCATTACTTGTACCTGCAATAGTAAATATTTGACTATCTAAATCAACAGCACCTGTTCCTGAGTCGCCCTGGAAATCTAAATCTTGAACAGTTATTTGACTATCAACATAACTTTTACTTGCTGCATCTGTTCCAGCGACTGGCGTAGATGGAATAGTCACCTGTCCTCCAAATGAAGACTGTCCACTACCAGAAACAGTAAGCTCACCATTAACTGTAACATCATTGGTTAAACCTATTGTTATGGTTTGATTAGCACCAGATGTTTGAATCTGATTACTAGAGCCTACTATTGTAAAAGACTGTGTACCTAAATCTACTGTTCCGCTCCCAGAATTTGTTATAAAATTTAAGCTTGAAAAGGTTCCAACTAAATCACTTGGACTTATTCTAAAATTTTCTAATCCTTTAAATCCAACTATAAAATCTATTTGCGATGTATTTACCGCTATGTTAAATTCTGAAAACTTCATATATATTATCTATCGTAGGGAAAAATCCTGTTTAAGCTGTCTCGTCTTTTTCCGCACCCGCAATCTTTTCCAGTTGCTTTGCTAACAGTATCAACAACTTTTTTAATTCCCGTTGCTTTTGTTATTTTTTCTATAGTATCGCCTAAGCCTCTTGATTTCATTTTATTTACATTTACATAGTTTATAAGGGCAACTACTAACATTTATTGTTAGCTTTAACATTAAAGCATTCCACAAACATTGTAGTTTGAAAAATAATTTTTTCATTTTTTTATAATCTTCATTAAATGCTCATGTATTTTTCCGTCTTTTATGCATTTATGCTCGTAGCTCATAGAATGGTCTCCGCCATATGCGTGGCCATAATCTTTTTTGCTCATAGCTTTACTTTCATCTCTTCTATCTTTCATAGATTGAGACTTTTTTCCATCTTTATTACCTAGTGATTCGTCTAGTCTTGAATTGTATCCTTGTTTCATCATAATTTTAATACTTTGTGAGCATTCAAAGGCTTTACAAAATTTTACACCCTTACAACACTCTGATTTTAACTTTTTGTATTAAGCAAAGATACTAATATTTTCCTTGTCTACTTTTCGGTGAAGATTTTTTTGAACCACCTGGACCCGCCCATAATTTTTTACACGCCCAGTATCGTGCGGTTAGTTTAGATTTTGCAGTATTACACTTATGTCTTGCTCTGAAAGATTTACGAGCAGCAGCTGAATAATTATGACCATAACCCTTTGCTCCAAAGTGTATTAATTTTTCTCTACCTCCCTCGCAAGCTTTGACCATTTTTTTTTTGCCAGGCCTGTCGCTTCTCATGACAACATTACACTTCATGTTTTTTTTGTTGGCCATGACTTAGAGAGTATTGAAATCTTGTATAGCGTATTCTACTTTAAATGTAATTTTAGCGTCCCCTGTATTTATTGCTGTGGGTCCAGCATATATTGATTTAAAATATAATGCAGGAAAAGAAGTTGTATAATTAAAATAACCATTTTTTACAAAAGCATGATTGTCTGGACTAGTTACTTCAACAACTCCATTTGAACTTTGACCTGCTGTTAATCCAATCCCTTCCCAGTTTTTTAACTCTACTCCTGCAACTTCTTGATAAGCCGCTCCATCATAAGAAACTTGTCCTGACTGAATGAATAAATCATCACTAGCATTTCTAGGATATGCAGTATTTACAAACTGTGTATTTACTAACACTCTATGTATTAATAACACTGAATTGTCAGGTATAGACAAACTAAGTATTGGTGTTCTTATTGTGGTACCAGGCGTTGTGCTGAATAAATTATATATTTCAGAACCCGTCATAGTCCATGTATATGAATCAAAAAGAATAGAAGAGTCTATTTGACTAAACTTACAAGTCTTCGTATTGTTATTGTCTGATACATCTGTAAATATAAGCATATCACTGTTCGCTGGAACAGCATTTGGATATGATGAAGTGTTACTAATTTTTCCCATTTTTTTATTTTTATCTTGTTACTCTTGCCGCTGACGTATTAGAAACAAATTGTCTTGTACGACCTGTTCTTTTTTTCTTTCTAGCCGTTGCTGCTCGTTGAGCTTTTGTTAAGCTTCTAGCTTTCTTTAATGGTAAACATCTATCAGGATTTTTTTTATCTTTACTAGTACCGCAAGCTCCCAGTATAGAGCCATCGGTTCCAATACGAACCCATTTTTGTTCCCTCCATTTTTTTAATTCACCCATTTATTTTTTCTTATGTTTTTCAACAAGATTTTTAAATATTTTTTTCTTTACTGCTTTAGGTAATATCCTTTGAGCAGGAGATAAATATTTATCGCTATAATGAATCTTTTCCACTATTAATATCCAGAAGACTTAGTCATCCTTTCCATTCCGTATCCTGGGTTCATTTTTATTTTTCCTTTATGCATTTTTGCATAAGAGTCTGCTTGAGCCTTACCAACTGCATTATAAGGAAAAACTTTTTTACCGAGTTTTGTTTTTACTGTAGGCATAATTTCTATTTTTTACTATTTGCTATAAATTTTGCTTTTGGGTCTGCTGCTGTAACATTAGGATTATTATCTAATCCGTAAATTACACTTTGCATACCTAAATCACTTTTACCATTTTTTTTTCTAGGTCGGTTTCCTTTTGCTAATTTACTCATTTCTTTTTCTTTAATGATTTTAGCATGTTATCTATTTTTAAAGCTTGCCCTTTATGCATAGCTGAAGCTTTTTTTAATTCGCTTGAAATTTTTTTTAATTTTTTTGCATCCATTATTTCTTACTTTTTTTTGCGTAATTAGGGTCTTTGCAATATTTGCTTGCCGCCATATTTGCATAAGCACTAGGGTATCTATCAAAAGTTCTTTTGGCCCAAGCTATTCCAGCTGGACATATTTTGTTTTTCTTCTTTTTAGTTCTACCCGCCATTTTATTAACTTTGTTACAAATTTACAAAAATTAATTTATGCAAAATAATTATCTAAAATATTGGAGAGTAATTCGTCAATATATAAAAATTAAATATAATTTATCTCAATCTGACTTAGATATACTTTTGTTTTTAAAATCTGAAGACTACTTTTCTAAAGACAAATTTCAAGAGTTCAATGAGATATTAAGCTGGGATAAACAAAGGTTTGAAAAGCTTAGACAACTTGGATGGATAGAAGTATTTAGAAAAAGAGTAGGTAAGCACAAAGCTTTATATCAATTGTCTTTTAAAGCAAAAAGAATGCTGACCTCTATTTACAAAAAATTAAATGGAGAAGAAATACCGACCAGCCCCTCACAAAATAAAATGTTTGCAAAAAATGTGTCGTACTCAGACAAGGTATATAGGAATATGATTATAGAAATGAATAATACTATAAAACAACAACGACATCTCGCTCTTGAGTGATTGTAACTTGTTCGCCTTTTATTATCATGGTGTAAGATTGTCTTTTGTCAAAATAAATAGTGTCCTTTTTTTTGATAACAGTTACATCACTTCCTGGCTCTATGACTTCTGCTTTTTGATAACGCAATCCTTTTGCGTCTTCTTGAGACAGCAATAGCCCTGAATCTGTTTCAATCTCTTCTTCAATTATTTTTACAACTATATTTTTACCTATCGCTTTCATATGAACGTGCCATTGTTATTATTGCATTAGTAGAAAGAATAGTTACTGCTACACTCACTGCATTTTGAAGCGCACACTTTGTAACTTTCATTGGGTCTATGACTCCCATTTTTATTAAGTCACCATACTTTTCATTTTTCAAGTCATAACCTTTTTTCCAACCTTTCACGTCTTTATAAATTTCTTCTACACTTAATCCTGCATTTTCTAGTATCTGGGTCAAAGGAGACTTTAGAGAGTGCGCTAAAATTGCGTAAGCAATTTTTAAATTTTTATTTTTAGTTTTCTTTTTTTCAAAGTCTTGCGAAATTCGGTACAACGCTAGTCCACTGCCAGGCAATATCCCTTCCTCTAGTGCTGACTTTACAGCACACACTGCATCATCTACTCTATCATACAACTCTTTTTGTTCTAAGTCTGTGTTACCTCCTACATATATAACACCTATTCCGCCCGTTAAAGATGCAATTCTTGATTCAATAAATTCCTTATCTGCTTTTTTACTTGCATTCTCATGAGCAACCCATAGTTCTTTTACTCTTTCTTCAATCTCTGATTCATTAGTTTTTGTTTCATCTTTAAGGATGACCGTTGAGTCTCGACTAACTATCACCTTAGCCGCATGACCCAAATCAGTAAAATTAATAATACTCAAGTCATCCCCTGTCTTCTCACTGAAGTATGTTGCCCCCACAGACAAAGCTATGTCTTGCATTAACTCATGCTGCTTGTATCCAAAAGAAGGAGGCGTGATAGAACATATTTTTAAGTTTCTTTTCATTACGTTTGCCGCCAAAGTATTTGTTACATTGGTTGAGCAGGGAGCAATGATTAATAATTTTTTATTATCAGCTATGATAGGTTTTAGAATATTTTCTATTTGAAGTATATTGTTTATCTCTGCATCTGACACCATGATATACACATCCTCTAATACACACTCATCTTTTTTCTGGTCATTTATAAATAAAGGGGATAAATACCCTCTATCTACTTTAATACCATTTGTGGTTTCAAAATAAGTGTCGCTGGTTTGTGATTTTTCCACAGTAACAATCCCATCCTGACCTACACTTTCGTATACATCAGCAATTATTTTTCCAATCTTATTATCATTGTTAGCTGATATAACCGCTACATCTCTAAGCTTGTTCTTGTCTATTTCGTGGCTTTTACTTTTCAACTCCTCTACAACTAATTTCGTTTGGTCAACTAAACACTTTAAAACTTCGGTTCTATTTATATCCTCACCCATTGTGCAAGTCCCATGTTCTACTAAAGCTTCAGTTAAAACAATAGCTGTAGTCGTACCATCACCCGCTAAAGTTGCAGTCTTATCTGCCGCTTCTTTCATCATACGAACCGCAAGGTTTTCCACAGGGTCCATTAGAGATATAGATTTGGCCACAGTTACTCCATCTTTTGTTACAGTTATACCATGAGTATGGTCAGGTGATTCTATTAATACAGTATTACCTCTAGGGCCTAATGTGCTCTTTACGGCCTTAGCAATTTTTGCTATACCCTGTGTTAATTGATTTCTTGCTGGTTGTGAAAAATGTAGTTCTTTAGGAGTGTAACCTGGATTCATTTGAATTTAATTTAATTGATATGCAAAGGTAAACAAATAATTCAATTAATACAATATGAGCAGTTCAACCCCTCATACTCTATATATATATATTATTAACACACATATATCGTTTCCATATACGAGGCTTCAAACTTAACATTTCTGACATTTTTAATTTAATAAACTGATTTACAATAACTTATGTTTTAAAAGTCTACATAAACTGTACACAAACTATACATATTATAATAAAAGCTGACATAAAATAGAATAAAAAAAGAGGACCCTAGAGTCCTCTCAAACCAAACACTACCAATAAAGGGAAGTATCTTTAAATACCTTTGATGATATTTTTAATGTTTTTTCTATCCTCCGCCAGCTCGATACCTAGTGCGATGTCTTGAGTTAATGTTCTGCTCTTCATTTCTTTTCTCATGATTGCAGCTTTTGAAATTCCAGAAACTAATTCTGGAGCATCATTAATTAATCTCCCATCTTGAACTCTGTATCCTAACTCTGAAGGTTTCATATCCTTGTAATGCATAACTGATTCTTTTCTGTAAAGATACAAATTTATTTTAGATATATAGAGGCTGGAGGTTATATATACATATACGCACACACACACAAAAAAAAAACAACAAAATTTTTTGCGGTGGGGGGTCTGTTTCGTCTCGGGTTGGCCAAATTTTTTAGCTTTTTATCCTACCTCTGTTAGATACAATTATTTGTGTATTGTGTTGGCCCTTATTCTCTTTCATATTGCATTTTTCCCCCTTTAAAGTGTCTTTAAAGACACCCTTTCCCCCTTCCCTCATACAGAGAAAAGAAAGGTAATAACCCGCTCCAGTAAAATAAACGCTAATATTTTACAATAATTAGACCCTATTTAACAGGTAGAAAATCAGTTAATTAACTAAAATCTAAATAAAAAGAAAAAAAAAGTTGTGTACTAATCAGAAATAAACTATATTTAAACCATAATTAAAAAATAATTAAACTAAATATTAAAAATCATGAATAATTTAAACACAATTGAGATAGAATTTTTAAGCGCTCCAGAGGTGCGAAATTTTATCCCGATTAACACAATTCAAAACCTATCTCAACAGATAGGAGATGCGAAAAAAAGTAAGTTTGAAAAATCGTTGAAACTTGCTAAAATCGTAAACAAGGCCAATGACTGGTACAAATCAGAGGAAGCGAAAAACCTCATGAACACTGAGGGCGTAGACTGGGTAAATGTTGAAATATTTGCTGAGAGAGTTTTCGGGTGGAAAAAATCTTATTTTTTCAAAATGGTTAAAGCGGGTAAATTACTCGAGGAAAATCCACAGGTTGTAACGAAATTCAAAAGGGAATGTACTCAAGCAGAGAACAACGGCGAAAGCACCTCAAGAAGTCTTGAAAGTTTACACAAATTCGCAAAAGCAGAATTAACAGAGGGGAACGCTCAAGTAATCGAAAGACCAAAAGCAATTTTAACCCTTAAAGGAACTGGACAATTTTCTCATATAAAATTCGAAATTTTCCCAGATGAGGTTAAAACCTCTAACGAAGTTGCCCAGTTAACTGAGGTAATGAATTTAATTAACTTAAAAATTTCTGAGCTATGATTGACACAGGAGTAAAATTTGAAATTACTGGGGACACCGCTCGAGGTGTAGTCAGGGGGTATCATGGAAGCCCTGAGCCTGAGTTTATCAACAAAGCTAAAAAGGTTGATTTGCGAGGGATAAAAACAACAAATATTGTTGAAACATATGAGGGTACGCAATGGGATGACCCGAACGAAATCCAAAGTAAATTTAATATCGGTTTTGAAATTGAGAAGTTAAGATTTCACAGAAGGGCGGTCATGGAATACCCTCTGTTTAAAGGTTTTGAAACTGATTCCAGTTGCGGAGTTGAAGCGGTTACTCATGTGCTTCCTCTGTTGCCAAAATCACTTTGGAGGACGAAAGTTTTTAACATGTTTGTTGAAGCTAAGAAAATTATCTCTGATGAGTTTAGCCCATCCGATAGAAGTTGCGGGGGTCATATCACTTTGAGTGTTCATGGTTTGAGCGGTCAAGAAGTTGCCGAGAAAATCAGAAAAAACTTTGGTATATTTTACGCTATTTTTAGAAAGAGATTACCCAATAATTATTGCAGTCGAAACCTATCAATAATTCCTGTAGAATTTGAAAGCGCTTTAAATGATTTTTTAGGGGGTAGGCACAACAAATATTGCCCTGTAAAAATCATGGACCACGCTATAGAGTTGAGACTCCCTAGCAGAGTTCAGAGTGTCAAGCAGATGATGAGGAGGTACGAGCTCTGTTATCATTTATTAGATTTTTCAATTAATAATCCGAACGGAACTCACAAAAAATTTCTTAAGATTATTAGACCTGTACTCATGAGCATGTACGAGGGGAACGCTGAAAAAGTGGACTGGTTAGAAACGCTTGCGGGACATTTTAGAAGAATGATTTTGACTCATAAATTTAACAGGTATGTCATCCCCTATGTAGAGGGGTGGAAATGGATTAAAAGCCAGTACGCCAGCAGAGGTGCTTTTGTAAGGGGCAGAGAACTATTTCACCACGCTAATTTAACTTGGTTTGACACAGACTTAAAAAGGAACTACGATGTATTAGCTGATGAGTGGGAGGATAGAGTCCGAGGGTCTGAGGTTAATGTATATATGCCCTAATGAGTGTCTTTAAAGACACTCTCAGAGCGTTTTGGAAATTTAGAGGGGTTCGACTCCCCTCACGCTCTCTAACTTTTAAAAACAATTATTATGAAATATTTAATTAAATCAATTTGGAATGACACAAACCCACTTTTAGCGTTGTTTATTTACAAGCTAATGTTGATGAGTTTTACAGGCATTCTTTTTATACTATATCAAACTATTTTTAATGGCGTAACAATTAACTTTTAAATTATTATTATTATGAAATACTTAAACGATTACACAGAACAAGCACAAACAAACCTATTCAAACAAAGAAAAGTTTTCTTTGCCTTCAGTAACGAACAATTCATTGAAGGTATGAAAAAACATTTCCTAACAAAGCAAGACCAAATCACTGGACTGGGCTCGGGTATGTATTGCCCAAGAAATCAAGCGAAAAAAGTTTTAAAAGAACTTAACAAAATTTATACTAATGCGATAAAGCAAGACATTGCAGAGAATGGAATTGAAAGAATTATCAAAAGGGAACTTTTAAACCATGAATGTCATTACACTGGGGACCCAACAGCTTGTATAGAAAAATTAAAAGATTACCCCAATATAACAGAAGACTTAATAAATAAAATATTTTACAAAAAACAAAGAAAATATTATGAATAGACACAGAATAGAAAACAACATTTTACACCACGCAAAAGCGAGGAGAGAAAACAGGAGGTTAATAAGAATTAAAAACCTCATGGATAAGTTTGGTCTAACAAGAGAACAGGCCGAAAAGAAAGTCGCCGATTATTTAGTTTAATTAGTTACTCTGATGAGCAACACAGAAAGGTGGCGAAACAGAGGGGATTAAAAACCCCCTTTGTCAGTAACAATTAAAAATTAAAACAATGGAAAAAGAAATTTACAATTACTTAAACGACTTAAGAGACTCAGGAATTACAAATATGTTCGGAGCTGGAATTTATCTTCAAGATGAATTTGGACTTGGTAAAAGAGAAGCCAGAGAATTTCTCGCAAAATGGATGAAACAATAAAAATTAATAATTATGAATATAAAATACTTAAATAGAAAACACAACAAAATAATAATATTTGATTTAGATGGAACACTTGCCGATATAAGCAAAAGAAGGGAAGTGTCCAGTAAGCCAGATGGCAAGATTGATTGGGACAAATTCTATGACCCAGACAATATAAAACTTGACAGACCAAATTATCCAGTGGTAGAAGTTGCGAAGCACCTGTGGAAAGATTACCGAATAATAATATTTAGCGGTCGTTCAGCGGGAACGCAAGAAGCCACTGAGCAGTGGTTGGAGAAGTACAACATATTTTATGACGATATAAAAATGAGACCCACAAGCCAGTTGATGAAACCCGATGATGTTTTAAAAGAGGAATGGTTGGATGAACTCATAGAGCAAGAGCAAGAAATTACTGATGAATGGGACGACCCAAGTTTTGCTATACACAGAATTATGTGCGTCTTTGATGACAGGGATAAAGTCGTTAAGATGTGGCGAAGGAGGGGATTAAAATGTTTTCAAGTTGCAGAAGGAAACTTTTAATGCGAAAGAATATTTCGCAATAGATAATCTGATGAGAGTTGTGTACTCGAAAGGGTGGATTTATTTCCACCCTCATTATCAAGCAACAGAGGTATTTGGATATGTCGATAGAATGTCGTACCTTTGTTTAAATTATGTTTAACCTTAGGGTAGTGTCTTCAAAGACACCCCACTTAAATACTTAAAACAAATGTGTATAATAATAATAAAACAAAAGCGAAACAAGATTTCGAAACAAGTGCTGAAAAACTCAGCGAGAAAAAACCCTCATGGATTGGGGATAGTATGGTTAGATACTTTCAAAGTATCTTATCATGAATCAAAAGATTACAAAAAACTAAACACAACAAGACCATTCATTGCTCATTTTAGATACGCAACGATTGGAAAAATATGTAAAGAAAACACGCACCCATTTAAATGCGGTAAGAAGCACAACGAACTGCTTATGATGAATGGAACTATTAGCGAGTTGGGAAACAAGAACATGACCGACACTCAAGATTTAGCCATTAAGTTGGGTAAGATTGAGAGGCATGTGTGGAAACAAAAACTTGCTCAGTATTCTTTGGTTAGGTTTGCAACCATTAACACAAGAAACAGAACTTTCCAAATATACAACAAGCACCTTTGGACACACAAAGATAAAGTTTGGTACTCTAAAGACAATGTGTTCGCAACCTACAAGACACCGAGTTATATTTCGAGGTGGGCGGGGAATGTTGGAATTGGTACCACCGCACCAAGTGAATTTGTTTTTGAAAACCATAATGAATTTGAGGATGAGTTTGATTGGAAAAATGAAAGCAATGTTTGTGTTCAATGCACCAACGATTTGATGTATGATGAAAGCGAGTTGTCGGAGAACAAGTACTATTGTGTAAGTTGTGATAAAAGTTTTTCTAAGGAACAAGTAATGGACTTTACACAATTTGATACACCGAAGTACGAGGGCAACAAAGAACTTGTTGCAGTGTATGGAACTTTGAAAAGAGGGTTTGGAAACCACCGAACCTTTTTACAAGACCAAGAGTTTGTCGGTAGCGGAACGACTCAAGATAGGTACCCCTTAATTGTTAAGGGGTTGCCATTTCTTTTGAATGAGAAAGGCAAAGGCCATAATGTAGAAGTAGATGTGTTCAATGTAGATATGCCAACCTTAGAAAGTTTAGACGCTTTGGAAAACCACCCGACATGGTACAGACGAAAAGAAATAAACATACTCTTGAATGGAAGTGCAAAAAAGTGTTGGATTTACTTTAACATAACAGAGCAATCAAAAGGAGAGAAGTATCACAAAACATTTAAATATTAGAAATTATGTCAGAACTAAAATTAAACAAAAGAGAAAAATTAAACCTGTTAGAGTGCTTAAACTATTTCATTGATGTATGGGGCCAACAAGTTGGTGCATGGAATCAAGTAGAGGAACACACTGCATTAGTAAAAAAAATAAAAGAATCCCTAAAGGAACACATAAGTATAGATGTTTGCTTTATGATTTGTGAGGAGTCGGGCGATAAAATAATAGACACTGAACAAATGGGGGAGGATTTTAACAACCAAATGAATTCTTTAATAAATAAATATTAAATATTATGAAAATAGAAAACGAAACATTTAAACAAGTCGTGTCAGAAATTGCTTGTCAAATAACAACAGAAAAATTTGGCGACAACACTTGTGTTGCTATTCAAGATGAGAATTCAGGCATGGAATATTTTGAATATACAGAGGACGCACAAGAATTTTTTAATAGTAGATATGATGAGATAGAACACTTGCTATTAACACAATTCAAAATAAAACTAAACTATTAACAAAATATATAAATATGGAAAAAAATAAATTAAAAAAATTAGTAGAACAATTATTTGATACAGAAGCAAAAAGAACTCACGATAAAGTAGAGGGGAATGACTATCATATAATAAACTGGGAAGGTAACCTGATATACAAGCATAAGAAAACAGGTTTTGCACCAAGATTAAGAAATGGAAATGAACAACTCGAGTGGTATAAAAAATATGGGGACTACATAAACAGAGTGTACCCGATTATAGATGCGGAAGCAAGTGGGTGCGCAGATGGTTTGTATGATTGATAAACGAGGTATGGAATGATACATTTGAAAAAGTAATGATGGCAGTAATATCCCCACAATTAAATTTGGAATTGTCGAAATATTGTCGTACATTGGTATAAACCAAACATAACACTATGAAAGCAATAGGATATATCATCAAAAATTTTTTCAAAAGCAAACCAAAGTTTTGGTTTTGTTTTCCCGAATATGTGGAGAGCGATAAAGAAAAAGCTAAGTGGAAAAGAAACATAAGAATATTTATGGAACAAAACATGAAAGTCAAAAAGAAATGAACAACATGATAAAACTTAACGATAGCATTTGGTTAGACACAACCAAACAATGTCAGCAGGGACAAACCTATATACAAGAGATTATGAACAACTTTAGATTGTTTGTTCTGTATGACGACAACACCTACCAAGAAGTAGAGTTTGTTGAAGAAGTAATTGAAGCAATTTCTTTGAACTTAAAAGTGCTCATATATGTGGGCAAACAAAAGAAAGAGAATTGGTTTCACCAAGCAAAAAAAATCTTAAACAATGGGTACTGGTATGTACGAGTATCCGACTTAAAACTATGATAGAAATAAGTTTCACAATAACTATTCAAGATGTAAAAAACATATGCGATAGCAAAGGATATTCGTTTGATGAAAAAGATTACATAAAAATATTAAATGACATAAAAAGAATTTATGAACTGAATATAAAGCAAGATATAAACGAATATATTGAGGGACAAGCATTTAATCATATGGCAAACATTACATATAGCAAGAGCTTTCGTTAGGCGGTTACTCTTAAAAAACAAACCGCCTTTTTTAAAACTAAAACTATGAATATATTTAAAACAGAAGTAGAAGCAGAAAAGCTTCGCCCAAAACCCGACAGACATTATATCAGCAGACTGCTAAGATATGCAGACGATGAAAAGCCCCTATCAATAAGTGTCTTTAAAGACACTGGGAGATTGTTAACCCGAGAGGAATATGAGAACTGGTTTAAAGATGTGCCACTGCACAAAGAATGTGTGGCAGTGATGTGCTACATTGGTGGACTAAAGATTGAAATGTTGGAAAGTGGAAATTGGTATTTAAATTATGGGGAAAAAGACCAAATGGAAACAAGAGATTTTAAAATGTTAGAGAGCGACTTGTATTACACAACCTATAAGATGTTAGGGGTATGAAAAAAACAACAGAGGAATATATAAAACAAGTGGCACGAGATGTTGTGTTGCTTTTATTAGAGAAGAACAAAAACTATGGAGACACTGCAAACAACCCTCCACATATCTTTTCAAAACTAAACGCAACAGAAGGTTTGTGCGCAAGAATAGATGACAAATTGTCCCGCATAAAAACCTTAGGGATAAACAAGTGCAGTGGTATTGCCTCAAGCGAGGACACCATAAAAGATTTAATTGGATACTTAATCTTACTAAAAGTTGAGATGGAAAAAGAAAACGATAAGATAAGAGCTAAAATTATTAAGAAAAAAGACCAAGTAAAATTTGGACAATAGTTAAACATTTTATAAATTTATCAAACCAAACATTTACTATGCACAAACAAACTTTACAGAAGCTTATGACCGACATGTACGATGGTATGTTAAAGGGTCAAAAACAATTTAAACATTATCAAAATAAACAAAATGAAAATAAGAATATTCAATCAGTATGTAGAAAAAGTAACTAATCTTTTCGGTATAGATACAGACGAGTTATTTGACAAAACTAAAAAAAGAAAAGTCGTAGACGCAAGACATTTGTTATACTACCTGTGTTATACGAGGCCTATGAGATTAAGATATATCCAAGACTATATGTCGGGGAATGGTTATGATGTGGGTCACTCTTCCATCTTACATGGAATTGCTCAAGTAGAAAAAAAAATCGAAGAGGACGCAGATTATAGCAATATAATATCCAACATAGTATTAGAAAACCAAGATGTATTTTAATGGAATACAGAATGAAAGATATATTTGAACAAGCGGTACAAGACCCTTACGCAGTCAACTTAAACGGACCAGAATATAAAGCAAGAATGGTATTCGGTTGTAAAATACTTAAAGATAATAATACAGGAGAAACAAGTATTTTTAACACCGCTTTGGGTGGTCATCACTATAAAAAACTAACCGAGAATCAACTACTTGCTTTTTTTGAGGGCGGTTGGAGGCATGGGTGTTATATGCTTGCGCTTGACAACTATAAAATCAAACTAAAAAGAATTGAAGTTTCAATAAAATTAGAAATGAACGGCAAAAAAAATCCAAAACAAATACAATCTTTAAAAAACTCAAGAGAAAGATTGATGAATAAATATAAATTAATAACCGATAAACTACTAAAATTATGAATAAATTAAAAACAATAAGCATAAAAGGAAAGGACTATGTTGAAGTCCATGAAAGATTAAAACATTTCAGAAAATATTTCAACAGATACACACTTGAAAGCAAAGTGTTAGACAAGACAGACACTACGATTCTTATCAAAGCAATTATCAAAGATGAGGAAGGCAGAACAATAGCTACTGGACTTGCAGAGGAAAGTAAAGGAAGTACTTTTATAAACAAAACAAGTTATGTAGAAAATTGTGAGACTTCAGCTTGGGGTAGAGCTTTAGGTAACTTTGGTATTGGATTAGACACCTCAGTGGCATCAGCCAACGAGGTAGCCAATGCTATCGCTCAACAAGAAGCACCCAATACAACAACTGTTTATGATTTAAATATTGGAGATGAGAACTGGGACAAGGTTTTAAATTATGTGGTAGCAAATAAAAATTTGGGGATTGCTAAACTTGTGTCTAATCTTCAAAAGAAATACAAGATAAAAGCAAATGTGAAAAAAGAAATCTCTAATGTAATCAAGACATGAAAAAAATATTAGAGAAACTTTTAGACGACAACGAATATTATCATGGGGTTGGGAAGAATTATCTTTCCAACTCCGACATAGGAACTTTGTTAAGAAATCCTAAAGAGTTCGGAGTGTCTCGTCCCGACACTAAAGAATTTGCGGTTGGAAGATTTTTCCATCAGCTTATTTTAGAGCCCGAAAAAGCAAAACAATTTCCAGTGGTTGATGTGGCGACAAGAAACAACAAAGCATACAGGGAATTTATTGCAGAACACAGAATTGAAATAGCATTGTTACAAAAAGAAGTTGATGATGTTCATTCATGGGTTAGTGCAATAAATAGTAACATTATTTTTTTTGATGAATTATATTCGCCCGATAACCAATATGAAGTGCCTATGATTAAAGAAATCAAAGGACTAATGTGGAAGGGCAAAGCGGATATACTTGGCCAGAATAAAATTATTGATTTAAAATCATCAAGCAATATCAATGACTTTAAAAGAAAAGCAACACTATATAATTACGATAGTCAGTGTTACATATATCAATGTTTGTTTGACAGGCCACTTGTTTTTTATGTGGTGGACAAACTAACACAGATGGTTGGCATGTTTGAGCCAGAACAATCCTTTATAGATAGAGGAGAGGAAAAGGTTGAGAAAGCAATTGAAATATATCAAAAGTTTTATGGCGATAATCCGACTGAAGATATAGAAAACTATTTTATATATGATAAACTTATTTAAAAAAAAGAAAGATTTTTTTCAAGTGGATGTTCCAACTACTTGTAAAAATCAACAAGAAAAGAGTCAAATCATTTCTGAAACATTAAGATTATTGGAACAAAAATTAATAATTAATAAACAATATGAAAAACAATCAACAAGTGCAAGATGACCCTATCTTTGCAGATGGGTTTTCTTTTAAAAGGAAGCCAAATGCACCCGACTTCGTAGTTGGAAGCATGAGTGTAAAAGTAGACGATGCTATTGCGTTCTTAAATGCTAACAAAAAAAAGGGTTGGGTAAACATAGATGTAAAGACTGCCAAATCAGGTAATATTTATATGCAATTAGACACATGGGAGCCAACACCGAAGGTAGAGGAACCACAAACTGCTGAAGGTGGAGACGGACTACCTTTTTAAAACTAAAGTTTTATACACAAAAAGGGGGATTAAACTCCCCTTTTTTTTTACCTTACAAATGCTCGCTTTTTATTGTGCAATGATATATATATATTTAATATAACATTATTTTTTTTTCCCACATACATAAGGAAAAGTTAACAAAGTATGCAACTAACTGAAAATCAAAGAGATTGATAACATAAACTTAACACAAACCCAACACAAGATGACACCAAACATAACAATATTTCAAAATATAAAAGAGACAGACACTCCATTTCATAGGACAATGGATAGTATTTTAGAGAGAATCAAACACGGAGCAAGCAAAGAACTTGTCAAAAGTATCCGCCTCGAAAAGAGAAAAGATGAGAGAAATGAAATGAAGAAAAACTTACCCGCTATTTGCTTTTCAGGAATATTTACTAAAAGAAACGATAGTTCGATACAACACCACTCAGGTTTTATTTGTTTGGACTTTGATGGATATGAAAAAAATAAAGAATTATTACAGGACAAAGAACAACTAACTAAAAATCCTTATGTGTATTCGGTGTTTATATCTCCTTCGGGAAAAGGACTAAAGGTATTGGTAAAGATACCGCAAGATGTAGATAATCATGTGAAGTATTTTAATTCATTGCAATCTCATTTTGACAACCCACACTTTGACCCGACTTGTAAAAATGTATCAAGAGTTTGTTATGAAAGCTACGACCCATTGCTTTACATTAATGAAAACTCAAGTGTTTGGGATAAGATTGAAGAGAAAGATTATGAAGAGAAACATATAATTAAAGATTTACCAACCATTCCAATTACAGATGAAAACAAGATTGTAGACATACTTTTAATTTGGTGGAAGAAAAAATATCCAATGGTAGAAGGACAAAGAAATAATAATTGTTTCGTTTTAGCAAGTGCTTTCAACGACTTTGGAATAAACAAATCGTTAGCAGGGTATGTTCTTTCAAACTATAAGACCAAAGATTTTAACGAGGCAGAGATAACACGAACCATTGATTCTGCCTACTCAAACACGGCAAATTTTGGTACGAAATATTATGAGGATGAGGACAGATTGAACAACATAAAAGTAAAATTGAAACGAGGCTCTTCTAAAAATGAAATCAAACAACAACTACAAGATGAAGAGGTTGAAGACAGAACTATTGATTCAGTTTTAAAAAGATTAGATGAAGAAAATCAAGAGGAAAAATTTTGGAGCAAAACAGATAAAGGGGTAATTAAAATTATCCATATACTTTTCAAACATTTTTTAGAGGACAACGGGTTTTATAAGTATTGCCCCGAAGGAGGAAAGAACTATGTGTTCGTGAAAGTTACCAACAACTTGATAGACCATACTGATGAAAAACAAATAAAGGACTTTATTTTAAACCACTTGATTGAAGATGACGATATGTCTATCTATAATTATTTTGCAGACAATACTCGTTTTTTTAAAGAGGAGTTTTTGTCTATGCTATCAACCATAGATATTTATTTTATTGAAGACACTAAAGAAACTTCTTACTTGTATTATAAAAATTGTGCAGTAAAAATTACCAAGAACGAAATAGTGCCCATAGATTATTTAGATTTAGGAGGATATGTTTGGAAAGACCATGTGATAAATAGAAACTTTAACTTGTGTGGAGTGCAAGAGGACGGCTACTACCAGACTTTTATCAAAAACATATGTGGTCAAGAAGAAAGCAGAGTGTCGTCAATGGAATCTACTATTGGTTTTCTAATGCATGGCTACAAAAATTTATCTTACTGTCCCGCAGTAATTTTAAATGATGAGGTAATATCAGATAACCCAGAGGGTGGTACAGGAAAGGGATTATTTATGACCGCTTTAGCTCATATGAAAAAAATTGTTACAATTGACGGGAAGTCTTTTATGTTTGAAAGGTCTTTTGCCTATCAACTTGTGTCGGCAGACACTCAGATACTTGTGTTTGATGATGTTAAAAAATATTTTGACTTTGAAAGATTGTTCTCAGTAGTTACAGAAGGACTTACATTGGAAAAGAAAAACAAAGACGCAATTAAAATACCTTTCAGCAAGTCGCCCAAGATAGCAATTACCACAAACTATGCTATTAAAGGTGCGGGAAATTCCTTTGCAAGAAGAAAGTGGGAGCTCGAACTTCATCAGCATTATAATAAAAACTTTACACCACTTGATGAATTTGGCAAGCTGATGTTTGGAGATTGGAATGATGATGAGTGGTGTGATTTTGACAACTACATGATAAGGTGTTTGCAAGATTATTTAACAAACGGGCTGGTTGAAAGCAAGTTTGTAAACTTAAAAATAAGACAACTATCAGCAGAAACCTGTCACGATTTTATAGAGTGGTGTGGATTGATAAATGGAAACCAACCAAATACAGCATTGGTGGTAGACCACAGAATACATTTTCAAGATTGTTATTTTAATTTTATAGACGAATACCCAGACTACGGGCCAAGAGCAAAAATGTCTATTAGTAGAATTAGATTTAATAAGTGGATGGTGTCTTATGCGAGGTATAAAACAGGTGTAACCCCAGAGGAGGGAAGAGACCAAAAGGGCAAGTGGATGAGAATGAAAAGATTAGATGAAATAAATTATCAAAGAAAGCTTTTATGACAACGGAAGAACAAATAGATTTAGCTCACAGGAACTCTTACTATATAATTATAAATAAAGTCCCAGTTGAAGATATAATTATGTCTATCTATCCATATGTAATGCATAATCCAGGTGAAAAAATCAAAAAAAAAACCGTAATCAATCTTTTAAATTATTTTGAAAACATGGAGGAATATGAAAAATGTAAAAAAATTAAAAAACACATTGATGATAAATTCAAACAATAAAAAAAAGAATTACTTAGAATATCTAAATGAAAATTATTTTAAAGAAAAAGGGTTTGTTCAAGTAGAAAGTAAATTAGATGAGTTAGAAATAGACCCTAAACTTTACCACAAAACATTGCCCACAAAAGTTGCGTTTCGTAGTGTGTGGGATTATTTTAAAACATGATAAAACTTAGACCATATCAAAAAAAAATTGTAACACAGGGCGTAGACCTTGTAACACGCAATGGTTTTTGTTATTTAGCAATGGAAGTTAGGACTGGTAAAACTCTTACCAGCCTTAGCATCTGCCAGCGGTTGAAGGTTGTTAACGCTTTATTTATTACTAAAAAGAAAGCCATATCAAGTATAGAATCGGATATGCAAAAACTCGGGGAACCGTTTAAGTTAACGGTAATTAATTATGAGTCGCTTCACAAGGTAGATTTAGTTAATATTGATATGATTATTTGTGATGAAGCTCACGGAATGGGAGCGTTCCCCAAGCCCAGTAAACGAGCTTTACAAGTAAAAAAGTTAATTGAAAAAAACAAACCCTATGTTATGTTGTTGTCAGGCACACCAACCCCAGAATCTTATTGCCAAATGTATCATCAGGTTTATGGGATACCTAACAACCCTTATAAAAAATACAAAAACTTCTATAGGTTTTGCGATGATTATGTAAATGTAAAAGAAAGAATTATAAACTCACTTAGAATTAGGGACTACAGCAATGGGCTACTTACAATACTTGACGAAATGAAACCCTACACAATAAGCTACTCTCAAAAAGAAGCGGGGTTTGTAGTTAAAACTGAAGAAAAAATATTAGAGGTACAAATGAAACCTGAAACTTACAATCTTGCCACAAGATTAAAAAAAGATTTAGTCGTGCAAGGGAAAGAAGAAGTTATATTGGCAGACACGCCCGTCAAACTTATGCAGAAGCTTCACCAGATATATAGCGGAACTATCATATTTGAAAGCGGAAACTCTATGGTTGTGGATAACAGCAAAGCAGAGTTTATAAAAAGAAAGTTTAAAAATAAAAAGATTGCTATATTTTATAAGTTTAAAAAAGAACTAGATGTCTTAAAAGAAACTTTTTTAGAATCAATAACTACAGACATTGGTGTCTTTAAAGACACTAATAAAAATATAGCCCTACAAATTGTTTCAGGAAGAGAAGGAATAAGCTTGCGCCATGCAGAAGCTCTGGTGTATTTTAATATTGATTTTTCGGCAACAAGTTATTGGCAAAGCAGGGATAGAATGACAACCAAAAACAGAATGTATAATAAAATTTATTGGGTATTTTCAAACAAGGGTATAGAAAAAAAAATTTATAAAGCAGTAGTAAAGAAGAAAGATTATACATTAAAACACTTCAAAAGGGATTTGTTATCTTTGTAAAAAGAGGTTTTGACAGAACAACAAATACAGAAGAAAAGAATTAAGGAGCTTGAGGAAAAAGGTTACTATGTTATAAAACTTATAAAAACAAATAAAAACGGGATACCAGATTTAATTGCTATACCTCCTGGTTCCGATGTTTTGTTTAGTGAAATAAAAACAAAAAAAGGCAGGGTTTCAAAACTACAAGAATACAGATTAGAAGAATTAAAAAAATATGCAAAGGTCGAAATACACAAAGAGAAATGAAGACTACGAAGTGGATGATTACTTTGTGGAAAAAATAAGAGAATTACCAGTAAAACTAGGACTAGATATAGCGCAACAAATTGACCGTGAAATTGAAGAGTTGCCAGAAGCAAATGGGTGGTCTCAAAGATTAGCTGGGGTTTCTAACGCACTTGACAGCCCTTATTTTTTTATTGTTGAGTTTTTAAAACAAATAGAAGAAAACCCTGTGTTTTTAGATTGCGAAGAGATAAATTCTGATGAATATTTAGATTATTATATTGAAAATAAAATCTTAAAGACAAAAAACAAACCAAAAGAACAGGCTAAAACAAAAAAAATAGCACCGAATTTTGATGTATAAATGTCTAAAACAAGTGTTTTGTCAAGAAATGGTAATAAAAATTACGAAAATTTGTTTAAATTTATAAAAACAGAAGGCGCAGAGTTATTGGTGCCATCGTAATAAATTTAAAAATCATGTCGATAAGTAATTCAATATTTGAAGCGCATAGAAAAAAAGAAAGAACAAAAAAACAACTATTAGCAACAAATGATACAATGCCTATTTCTAACGAAATATTTGAAAGATATAGGATAGAACAAAAACTGAAAAAATCAGTGGAATAAATAATGGCTAGAATATCTGCTATTGATAATGAACGGGTAAAACACGTCAATTTTGTGATGGACGAACTATACACCCTTAACTCGGATTTGTATGAGGCATTGATAGACAGAGAAGATGTTGATACCAAAAAAACCATCAAAAAAATCATGGACAAATTAAAAACAGTAAATGAGTCCTTTGAAGAAGACTTGTAAGCATTGTGAAAAATCTAAACCAGTAAAAGATTTTTTTTCAGCTGGAAGAAGAAAAGACGGCACCGTAATACCTCGTCTTAAATGTAAGGTTTGCTATAATCTTGTAAAAAGAAAAAGAAAAAAAAGAATAAGAGAGTGGTTGTATGATATAAAAAAAGAAATGCATTGCAACATATGTGGCTATTCTCAGGAAACTCATGAAAATTTTAAAACCAACGCCTTAGAGTTTCATCATATAAATAACGACAAGTCTTTTTCTATAGGGGATGCGTTATGCCAGGGCTTAGGAAAAGAAACAATATTAAAAGAAATAGAAAAATGCGTGGTGTTATGTGCAAGATGCCACGCTGAAATACATAGCTTTGACTCTAATTAGAAACACAAATCAAGTAAAACAATCCATAGATTTTGCAGGCGTAGAATCAGGTAATGTGCACCCGACAGATATAGATGCTGTTTTGGAGTTTGACAATAAAATATTAATTTTGATAGAGGTTAAGCGCAAAGGAAATGATTTGCCTTTAGGCCAAAGACTATTACTAGAAAGGCTTACCGACTCGTGGCACACGGGAAAATCAATATCTTTATTGGTAGAGCATACTTTTAAAAATGACCACAAAGATATACCGTTGGCTGAGTGTTATGTATCAAAAGCTTATTACAAAAACAAATGGACAAAAAAAACCAAACCATTACTAGAAACACTAAAAGATATAGCAGATAAATGGGACATCAAAAAATTAAAGAACTTGCCATAAAAAAATTTGTAGATAGGTTTAAGGGCTCTTACAAAAAAATGGGTATTAATGATGTAGACTATCGTGTTTTTGATGCATCAAAAAATCTTATATCTTATGCTGAAGTTGTTGTTGTAAGCAAAACAATCAATACCGCATATCCACTAGAAGTGAAAGCCAACAACGTGGTTAGGGTTTGTAACAAAAGATTAAACCCAGTGGTTGTGTGGGCCTGTGTTGATGGCTTAATATACGGTAAACCCCATGAAATTATAGGTCAAGTTTCTTGGAAAGACAATGAGCTTATATTGACTTATCCAAAACAAAAAACATTAAAGTATTTGAAGTATTATTAACCAAGCCTTCTTTTTCGAGGGCGTAATCCTTTAGGTTTCCTTGGCTTTTTGCGTTTCTTTTTAAATCCATCAGTTGCATAATACAACCTTACTTGTGCGTCAGTAAATATTCTACCGCTTGGGCTTTGGTTTCGGTTCTTTCCTATTTTTTTAAAAGGCATAATTATTTTATTGCTTCTCTTATTTCTTTTCTCAGTGCAGCTTTTTCTTTTTCTACGTCTTCCAATGCCCCACCTTTTCCATATAATGATTCATAAAGTTCTGGAGTGTACTTTTTCATTTTGGTTTTAGACATAGGTTTTTTCTTTTTAGATTTAGGAATTGCTTTAGTTGCATATTTAAAAGCTTGGTCTCCAATATATCCAGCTTCAGATGGTAAGAGCCCTCCTGAATAAAGTATATATGCCATTGCAACTGTTAAAGCTGCTTCTTTTTGTTTTGAAGTGAGTTTTCTTTTTGTTTTCTTTCCTGCATAGGTTGAAGTATATTCTCCTGTAAGCCCAGCTTTTAGCATTTCAGCTGCTTTAACTATATTTTTACCACCAATACCTAATGTTCCTAAGTCATCTAAAACGTCTCTTGTTCTACTACCATATAGTTCTAAGTTTTCAGGTAATAATAAGTTTATAATCTGTACTACCCCAGAATCCACATAAGGAATAGGTGAGAATATATCTCTAGCGACTGTAGTTACCCTTCCTTTAATTTGATTATTAACTCTTTTTTGTTCCTCTTCTCTATCTTCATCGTATCCAACCATTTCTCTTGCAATATTTCCAAGCATTTGAGTAACAAAATATCCCAATAAGTTAAACGTAGAAGTTTCTGCTGCTAAGCCCCCCAATGACCTTGCTGCTGTTACTATGTCCTGTGAGCTCGAAGTTTTAGAAGTTATTGTCATTATATCATTATACATTCTTGTCTTTTGATTAAGAACAAAATTTGCAAAAGGAAAAAATATTTTACGAGCAGCTACTTTATCTAAGTCTCTTGAAGAAAATAATTCTCCTTGAAGGTCTGCATCAGATACGTTTTGCTGTCTATCTACTTGTTGTTGAGCGTAGTCTGCCGCCTGGTCATTTAACTTATGGCTAGACCAATCTATATTAGACGTATCTATTCCTTGTTTTTTTAAGTCCTTTAAGTAATACGCAATAAAACTAGAACGAGCAGCAAGTCTATCTGCCGACACTAAAAAAGTTTTTAAATATGCGTTGTTTACTTTACTTATACCATCAATTAATTTGCCGCCAGAAGTTTTTGCTTCAGCATCCAGTGCTGAATTAAAAGAAGTGGTTGTTTGAGATTCAATACCTCTGTTAGCAATGGGTCTACCTGATTCGTTTATCATTTTATTAACATCAGAATTATTTATTAAACCTAATGCTTGTGCCATATTTATTCCACCAGCATTAAAAACTGTATTTATTATTGGAACCAGCTGTTTTACAAATTGTGTAGGACCACCTAACACCCTCGAAGTACCAAGCCCAGATAATCTATTAAATCTTCTAGTCCATTTAGAAACTGTTTCGTTAATAGCTTGCGCCTGTCCTCTTTTTAAATCCACAAAATTTCTTATTCTATCATACGCAACTTGTCGTGATGTTTTGTCAGGAAATATTTCTTGAAAAGCTTTAGAATTTACAGCACCAATCATTTGTTGGACGGAATTTGCTGTGTTAATATCAGTCAAAGCTCCTCTATATGAAGAAACGTTTTGACTATCAAAATTTAAATTTATTATTTTACCTTTTGGTAATACATTGGGTTTTGTAGTTGGCATTAATACACCAGATTTTTTATCATATATTCTTGTTCTAGTGTCGGTAAAATTTGGCTGTCCAAGCTCTTGTTCTGGGTCTGCTTTTGTTTGTTCAACATTTATAAAAGAATCAGGTGTATAATTAATATCTTTTCCTAAAACTGAATTATAAGTGTTTAATGAAACTTCAGCTAAATTATTATAAATATTAGACCATTCAGTCATCCACCATTTAATTGATTCTAAATTTGTGTTGTCCATTTTCGATTGAACATCATCAATGGTTTTTGAATCCTTTAATAATTTGTCATACGCTTTTTGATATTCTTGTGCTTTCCTTTTATCGTCTTTATTTCCTTTATTTAATTCTTCTATGCTTTGTTCAATAAGTTTTTTTCTTCTATTAAACTCTGTCTCTTGGTCAGTTTCTACACTTCGTGACATAAAAGCACCAAGTCCTCTTTCTGTTATATTTTCTACATCATTAAATGATTTTCCGTTAGGCTTAGTTTTACCATATTTATTTATATAATTATCTGTTAAGTTTCGTGTTTCAGTATTAGCTTTAGATGACCCGTTTATAAAATCAGTTAGTCCAGATTTTTTCATAAACGCTCTAGCAATTCTTGGGCTTTTAAAAATTCTATCAAAAACATTTGGAAGAGTAGCTAAATTTTTCAACCACAATTGAGCTACTGATGACAAACTCTTAGCTTTGTTTTCAGGTTTATTAAAAGATTGCATCCCTTCCTTTCCAATATTTCTGTCTACTACTACCTGCATACCACCCGTTGTTTGGTTAGTAGCAAAATTTATTAATGAATCTACATAAGCTAAAGCATCTTTTGTACTCAAAGTGTTTACATCAACATTTAAAAAATCTTTAATTAATTTTTTTTCTTTAGATGTTAAATCAACTTTTTGACCTGTAAATGGGTCCTTGCCTTTTTCTATTATTGATTTTACAACAGAGGAATAACTATCGTATGCTTTTTTTACACCATCTCGTATTGTTTTTTCTTTTACTTCTAGTTTTTTATCCACTGCATCTTGTTTTAATTCACCATAAAGTATATCTTGCATTTCTTCGAGAGTAAAATCTGTTGCTTCTAAACCTGTTATTTCTTCAAACAACTCTTTTTTTGCATCCATGTCTTTCTTGTCTTGTTCTAACATCGTGTCAGAAGTATATTGATTGACCGATTTAATGTCAAAAGTTGGTCTAACTTTAACACCGTCTTTTACAACTCTGCTTGGCCTTATACCTTCTAAAACTTGAGCGGCTTGTTCAAGATATACGTCAATATCAGCAACTTGATTTGGATTTATGTTTATAAAACTTCCAGCAGCATCAGAGAGATTTGCTTCAACACCTTTTCGTTTATAAGCTTTCTTGATTTTACTTCTGATACTATTAGCATCTTTTAATTTTTGAATATTGTCTGCATTTTGAATAACCTTTTCAATATAGTCCAATGCTTTATTGACTGATGACGGGTTGTCTAAGTTAACTCTATTAATTACATTAGTTATAGCTTTTGTTTGTCTAGTATTAATAACACCAGAACCCTCAAATCTTTTTATTTCATCTATTAATAGTTTTTGCCTTTGTTTTTTACGTTCTCTTTTAGCTTCTCTTGACCTTCTAGCAAAATATTTAATTTGGTCTCTAAGAACCACAGCTTCATCAACTGTTATTTTTTTTCTTTTTCTGCCCAATATTTTATCTACACTTGGGGCTCTTCTTCTTATCTCTTGCTCTGTTTTTGTTTCTGGAACTTTAACATCTTCTTCTACTTTAACATCTTCTTCTACTTTAACATCTTCTTCTACTTTAACTTCAGGTGTTACACCCTCAACCTTTGTTTCGTTTTGTGTCTCAACAGCTTGTTCTTTTATCATAACATTTTTCATGTTATCAAACTCTTGTTGCGTATAAACATCGCTGCCTTTTTCTTTTTGAATTCTTTCTACAACTTGTTCATTAGTAATTTCTGGCTTAGCTTCTTCTTGTTTTTCTCTTGTTACCTTACCTTGAACTTCAGCTTGATTATTTAATATTTCTTGAGTCTGAGCTTTATCTCTAGCCATTACCTCGCTAATCTGAACATCTATGTTTTCAATTTCTTGGTCGACCTTTTCTTTTAACGGCCCCTCCAGCCCTTTTCTTTTTTCTAACAACTGTTGTCTTTTCTGTAGCAAGTCTGAAGCTTCTACCATATTATCTGTATTAACCACTTCACCCTGAGTTTTCAATTCAGCGACTTGCATATCATAAATTTCACCTTTTAATTCTTGAGCTTGTTCTAAAGTTATATCTCCATCTGAAACTAATTGCTTAATAAGCCCATCTACATCTCTAGTGCTTCTAGCTAAAAATCTTATTGCATCTGACCTCTCGCTTGATTTTAAAAGTCTTGAGCCTCCTATACTTCCTGTGGCGATTACGGTCATTGCTATTACTTCTTTTATTTCTGCTGAATTAATATCAGCATTTCTTACAACAGTTCCAGCCGCCCAGTTAGTAACACGGTTAATTAGTTTTTCAGAAAAATACACAGGAAGTTCTTCTATAAAAACTTCTTTTGTCATTTCATCTGCAATATCTCCAAAAACTTTAGAAAGTTGTTTTTTACTAAAATCTTTTCCTTTATTCTTAACAACTTCTTTTATTTGATTTTTTATAGTAGTAGTAGCTCCAAGTAATTTTTCATTACTACCAGCTAATCCAGTGAAAATTCCATCTAAAGAAGCGATAGCATTACCTGCTAATATAGCTTTATCATAAGCCTCCTTTTCAGGAACACCAGCTGCAATTAAATCATTTTTCATGTCTTCCACTTGTCGTGCCGCTTGACTGGTATAAGAAGCAAGACCTATACCCAAACCAGGGCTTGTTCCCATATATTTTTGAAATTGTTTACCGCCTTTAATTAAAGCCATTAAATTAGCTAATGTTTGCACAGTGTTAGAAGTAAAAGCACCACCAAACCACTTGTCTTCAATGTTAGGAATAGTTTTAGATTTTTCTATTATTTTTTTTATTTTATCGTCAGATATGATACCTTGCATTCTTACACCCGTTTTACCATCTAATGCGGTTATGGGGTTTTCATTAACATCATAAGTAACAAAATATTCTTTACCATCTACAATCACAGTTTTCCCTTGCGCCACTCCTTGTCTTTGAGCCGCATCTATAGTTTGTGAAGCTGCTTCTGAGCTGTCCAAAATCATTTCATTAAAACCTGCAAATATTCCTTTTTTATCAGCACCAAAAAAACTAAAAGCTTGGTCTATTGTTGAAGGGACAAATGCAAAAGTAGTCATAGCAAATTGCTGTATTACATCAGGTATTCTTTTTGCAATGTCTATAGCTTCCATAGCCGCATAATTTCCGCCCCCTTCTTTACCTGCTTCGTATAGTTTTTTTCTTCTATTTAAATCTCTTTCAGCATCATATTTTTTCATAGTAGGAAACATATCTCCTAGTTTTAACAAAGAGCTGTATTCTTTTAAAAATTCTTGATTTAAATCTTCTTTTACTTTTTCTAGTTTTTCAACATCAGCTTTATTAAAGTTTCCAGATAAAATTTTAGCATTGATTTTTTCTATGTCTTTAACTATGTCTTGAACAATTTCCGTTTTATAAAAAGATAATTTTTGAAAGTCGCTTTGTTCTTTGTCTAATTTAATTCCTTCTTCATTTTTTAATAAATCTCTCAAAAATTTATATGCTCCTCCTTCTTCCCGTTGCGTTGTTGATTCCCATTTTAAATAATCTTCTTTGTCGATATTTAATTCTTCGAGCTGATTGGGGTTAATATTAGTATTATACTCGGGGTCTAATTCAACATCCTTTCTTTTTTTATTTATTTTTTTCTCTCCTTCATAGCTTAAATTCATAGGAGCAAAACTTCTATTCATCATCCATTTATTATATAGCATGTTTACAGCTTCTTCATCTGTGGTCGCCATATCTATCATAGACGCTACGCCTTTAAACTCTTCTCTTAACTCACTTTTTGAAAACCTATTTAAATCACTACCAGCTCGTGCTTCTTGCAGATAGCTATCTATATTTAAACCGTACCTTTCTAATTGTGCTTTTTTATCCTCAAAACTAAGAGCATCATAAGGTTTAGGTTCTGGCTCAGGTAGGTCGGTTTCTAAAACTTCAGGTATAATTACTTCCCCTGTTTCTTCATTTATTTCTGTTGGAGGTTGATTTTCAGCAACGATATTAGGTTCTGGATTTATAAATTCGGCAGAAGAAGAAGTGTCTAAAAATTCGTCTAAAGTTATATTTTTTTCTTCTGGTTCTTTTTGTTCTTTTTTTTTTTCAGCCCCTATCAAAACTTTAAAATCATCTATAGATTTAGTATAGCCTTGTGATGTGACGTATTGAAAATTATCTTGAATAACTTCATCGTCAGTATTCAATAATACTTTGAATTCTTCTAAGGTTTTACCATATCCTTGAGAAACAGCTCTATTATATAAGTCTTGTATTACTTGTTCATCCATAATTATTTATCTGTATAATCTACTGGAGGAGTCGCTGTTGGAATTTTAACAGGATTTATGCCTATTTTCCTTTTGCCTTGAGTATATGCTCCTTTTTCTTCAATTAATGTAGCATTACTTGATAAACCATATAGTGCATCTATATATTCTTGAGACCTTGATGTGCCTTGTTCATCGTCTAGTTCTATTGTTAAAACTACCTTGTTATCTGGGTCTAGTATTTCTACTCTATCTGCTCCTTCGGTTTTTCTTGTCGCCTGATAACCTTGAAGACCTGGAAGCTGACTAAGAATACTAGAAACATTCGATATTGTTTGTTTTTCATCATCATTAACAAACGTATCTACACTAATAGGAACCTCTTCTCTCACTACTCTATCAAACGCATCAACTACTGATTCTTCTACTTGCTCAGTTGGAGCACCAGAACCTGTCTTATCACTCAATGGTTTACTTAAATCAATTTTGTTTCTACCTGCAACCTCATTTATATTCTTAATCTTATCTTTGTCTGACAAGAAGAAGTTAGCATTTCCTCTAACCCACTGGTCTTGTGGAATAATGTCTCCACCTGCTGTTTTAAATGGAAGATTTTCAGTTTTTCCTGTAGCTTGATTGTAAATTGTTACTCCGTCTTTACTTCTATCAATAACTAAATCTGGATATAAACCTCTGATGTTATTTATAGCCTCAGTGATTTGAGATTCATCCCCATAATAAAGTTGAGAAATGTTACTGTAAACTGTGTCTTGAGCTTTACCTATACCTCTTTGTTTATTTTCCTCATTAGTAGGTTTGTCAGGGTCTACTCTAGTTTTAAATGTTTCCTTATATGGAAGTTGAGCATGCATCTCTTGTTTTAAAACATCTCTGACTCTTTCTTTTTGTTTATCAGTAAAATCAAGTTCTCTTAAACCACTATCACCATTAGTTCTAATAACAATCATATCTTCAGTTCGTGCATCTCCAACCTTTTTTCCAGAACGAGCATCTACATAACCAATAACATTTCCGTCCCCATCAAATTCTTCTGAAACATAATAGTATTCTTTATTATCAGATGTTTCAATTAAGTCATCTGTCAGTATAGAAGATATATTAAATTGGTTTTCCATCATGCTGTCTGTTTGTAGGTTTAACCAATTATTATAATCTTTGAATTGAGTAAAATCTTCAACTTCACCAAACATTACTTTACCATATTTACTTTCAAATTCTTTGAATTTAATTTTAGCTGGTAAACTATTCACTCTTTTATCTATAGTTTCTTTGTAATTATAGTAATCATATTGAGATTTTATTCTATTTCTTAACTCTGAAACACTCACTGGAGATACCATTTTATCTACACCATCTTCTCCCTTAACAACTTTTCCAAGCGATAAACTGCCATCTGTGGGGTTAATATATCCCTTATGATTTCCTAGTTTTGCATAACCTTCTATAGAAGCTAATAAAGTTTGTTCTAATTTTTGTGAACTTGCATTTGGGTCATTGCTTTTTAGTCTTTGCCTAGCTGTAGCATACTGCTCACTATATTCTTTAGATAAATTAAAAAGATTTTGTGTACCTGTTTGAAGGTTTTGCATCATCAATGTATATTCTCTAGGGTCAAGATTACCAGACTTTAATAAATTATCTACCATTAAATGATATTGTCTAGCATCATTTGCATAATTGGTTGTGAATCTGTTTATTAATTCAGAATCACCCATAGGGGCATCTGTTAGTTTTTGAGCATATTCTCTTGATGCTTTATCCAGAGCGTCTCTTTTATCTTGTTTGAGCTTTTTTTGCTCATCAAGCATATTAGTCATGTCTCGTGTAATCTTACCCCAGTTTACTTGAGAGTCAGCATCACGCTCCGCATATTTATAATAACTCATAAATTTTATTTTTTCTTGAAGATATTTCTAAATAGATTACCTAATTTACTACCACCTTCTTTTTTACCAAAAGTAGTTTTGAAGAATGCGCCCAGCCCTTGGTCTTTATAATCTCCTGTTCCAAGAAAAGGATTATTGCCGAAAAATTGAGGTATGTTACCAACAGCATCTAAAATATCTGAAGGTATGTCCATAACTTCTTCTCCTAAATTATCTATAAATTCTCTCACAGCAGAAGTTCCGCCTAATTCTTCTATATCTTCTATAGATTGCCCTGTTAAAAAGTTTATTAATTGTTTTGGGTCTTCAGCTTGAGAAATTTTTAGCATTTTTCCGCTGTTTTCATCTTTAATCCCAAGCTCTACATCTCCAAACTTGTTTACAATAGCATCTTTAAATTCATCAAAACCGCCTGCTTTACGCTGTGCTCTTGTAAGCATTCTTCCTTTTTGACCTTTTCCATATAGTGGAGTTGCTTCAAATATTTCTTCACCTAAAACTTGCGCTGCTTCAGCACCTCCTGTAATAGCTTGTGCTTCAGCAATATCTGCTGCTGCCGCAGCCAGACCCGCACCTGTTGCAACATCACCTCTTATGCCCACTCCCATATCTCTTAATCGTGATGCTTCTTTAGCTTCAGCCTTTTCTAATTCTAATAATTCACTGGCCATATCTGTTCTCATTTTTCCACCACTTTGTGTTAGACCAGCTAATACTCTACCAGGGGCTACACTTGTAGCTCTGACACCAGCTTCTTGAGCTGCCGATATAGCTTGCTCTCCAGCAGTTTTTAAAATATCTGCTTGTAAATCGTAAGTTTCTTTGGGAATTGCTATGCCTTCATAAAAGTTTTTTTCTAAAAGCATTTTGGCTTCTTTCAACTGTTTTTCTGCTTCAAATTCTGCTTTTCTCTGCTCGTCTCTAGCTTTTGCGGCTTGGTCTAAAGAAAGTCCCATACCTACTAAGCCTGTAATAATATCAATTGGCATAATCTAAAAATTTTTATAATTAAAAGTGTATACAGTATACACCTCATTGCAAAGATACTAATTTTTTAAGGATAACTTTTCATTATATCTGATTCTACAGCAAACAGTTCTGTAGGAGTTGTAGATGTGTTTTCTAGCTCAAATATGCAATAATGACCTAATACTCCGTGAGATTCTGCTATAGGATTCTTTATATAAAAAATAAAAGCATTTTGTATGGGTATAGGATTTGTTGTCCCTGGCTGTGTTGTAGAGTCAATAACTAATTTATTTACACTATTGGGTAAATCTACATTTATATTAGTAACTACACCAGCAAAAACAGGTGTATCAAATGATGGTGGAAGACTATAATATAAGAAATCTCCAACGCTAATAATACTACCAATATCAGTGCTTAAAGGAAAATTAATTTCATAAGAAGCAGCAGTACCTGATGTACTGGCACTTTTACCTATACCATTTAAAGACCTTAATTCCCATTCAGCTTGATTTGTATTTGCTCCAGTTGGGCCATTATTTCTTATAAAAGCAAACCACGATGCTTCCTTTTTTTCAAAATATGAACTATCAATAAACCCTGTTAGTTGTATATCCGTGGTTAAAGTTGCTTGCCAAGCTCCATCGCTCTCTAGGTTTAAAGTTTTAAATAGTTTATTTTGTAAAGGGTTTGGATTAAAAACACTTGTTATTTTAGAATTATATTGTACCCCATAGTAATTATTTCTAGTATTATTTGTGTTATGTCTAAATAAATTACCCCCTTTAAATGAATAAAAATATTGATTCATTCCAACCATAATATCAGGAATGTATGAATAAAAAGATGGAAATCCTTTTACTCCTTCGCTATATGATAATGTATAATTTGTTGACATAATTTTAAATTTAACAATTTGCTGGGTATCCTGCTGACACTACACCAGCATTCCCTTGTATTCTTATATATTCTCTGTTACCCATGCCTGAAGTACCACCTATTGTATAATAAAACGCAGCTAAAGGTGTTGTGCCTGCTGCATCTTCATAACAAGTATCTCCTGAAACTGGTAATGCATTTGCTCCATCATGATAATAAATTTGATTTATTGGGTTTATATTTCCATTAATATTACAAGTTCCATTAAACACAGTTCCTGTAGAAGAATTAAACATTCTTAAAGAACCTCCGCCGCCGCATGAAGGACAAGACTGCTGAGGTAACAATAAACCTGAGCTTTGCTGTCTCACATTACCACCTGAACTATAAAATCCGTCTGCTGCTTTTGTAGTTAAATTAGCATCTGTATATACTGCTGTAGCATTTGCTAAAGAATTACCATCAATAAAATAAGTAGCTTGAGTCCCACAAGTACAACATGAAGCTAAAGCTGTTGAAGAATCATAACATAATGTAATTGCTAGACCATTTCTATAATCATATATTAAATATAAATATTGTCCGCTCGCTGGCATCGTAAAGGATGCTTGAAATGTATTTAATGTTCCACTAATCGGGGTTGCCAAAGTAGAAGCACTTAGTAAACTTGTTATATCTGAAGTTGTATTTGTATAAAGAGTGTTTGTTCTTAAAAACCTAAATTCATCCACCGTATTATCAAAAACAAAATTATCTGTAGGCGGTATTTTATTAGATATAATACTTACGGTTGCACCATCAGCAGGTATAACTCCACCACCTTGCTGCCCTTGAATTGATTCATACTGTGATACTAAAGGGCTTTCAGTGCCTGTAGCTAATTCAACTTGAGTGCTATGAAGAGGAGACACAAACGTCCCGTCAACCCACCTATATTGATTATGAATTAGTTCACCAGCTTCTGAATTATTTGAAATACATATTTGAAATATCCTTATAATATCTGGGTCTGGACAACTGACTGTTATTTCTACTGTAGCTGTTCCAGTTGAAGTAGTAACATCCATCTCGCATATCTCTTTGCTTACCGAGTCTTTAGTGAAAGTATAAGAACCAGAAGTATTAACATTTCCAGAACTAGTGGTTGTAGAATTATACAAGTTACTAATGTTAATTGTTCCGTCAGCACTTACAATATTATATGAGACTGTAACAGTTCCTACGAATGGTCCAACATCTACATTAAATTCAGTTGTTGTGCCAGCTTTTACTAAAAACGTTTTTGTTACGCCACATGCTATTGGTTGACTAACCAAAGGCACTTTAGTCTGATTTGAACTCAAAACAAATTCATTCATATAAGGGTCATAGCCACCTAGTTTTTGTGTATCAAAAGAATCTATAAACAAGTCTCTAAACCAAGACCTCATTCCTCTTTCAGAAATAACTGTGAGTTGTTCGTTTCTGAATGAACCTCCTTTTAATTGTATAACGGCTCCTCTTTTTGAATCTGTAAAATATTTATCATATCCCCATTTTACATAACTTTCTGGGTTAAAACTTATGCCGTATTTTTCTATTCGTGCAATTTGAGTTCCCAACACTTCTGGTATTGAAGTAATTGCTCCTCCTGCCGCTGCATCAGATAGTAAATTTTTACCAGCTAATACATAAGATATTTTATCCTCTTGTAATGTAAGTATGTCTGTTTCTCTTCCATCTATTAATTGTATTTCACCAAAAGTATCTTCAAGTGGTTTAAAGTTAGATAAACCTAAATTAAATTCATTTAATTTATTAATGTTAGTTTCGTCATTAAAAACACCACTATATGTTAAATCAGCAAACCTATGCGCTTCTTTGTAATCAACATTTGAAACAGCAGTAACTCTATTGCCTAATTTTAAAGGTTGTCCTATTAAAGAGTCTCTTATTTTAAAACTCTCTACGCCATTACCATAAGTAAAACAATTAAAAAAAGCAGAATCAATAATTGCGCTTTGACTCGTGCTTATGTCTTGATTTTGTACATTACCAGAATGATTTCCGTTTGCATCAATACTATAAGATGTAGAAGATTCGTACCATATATCTAAAGACTCTGAAGACGGGTCTGTTTCAAAAACACACAGTTGAGTAGCTCTAGTTATATCAAATCTTGCAGTTATACTAGCTCTATTTTTTTTGAATGTACGAGAACCTTCACACGACCTTGTTCCAGATATTAATAAAACTTGTTCACCCGTGGGTGAAGCAGTAAAAAATTTATAATACATTTCACATAAAGCTGTAGAAATATCTGTTTTAGAAGTGGCATTTGCTGGTTCATATTCACTTTCTAATCCATCTGGAGTACAAGTTGTTTCTAAAGTTTCAACACCTGCGTTATTTATTGAAGCAATAACGTTGTCTCCTTCAAACCATTCTTTAAAGCTATCATAATCTTGAGAAGCCACTAGAGATAAATCGTCTACCTCGTATTTTACTTCTGGACATGCAAAAGGTCCATTCCTTCCAGGTCTATCAAAATCTAAATTTATTACTATAATAGACCCAGCTGGTATTGAAACCTCATCATACTGACTTGTACTATTATTAAAAACTCTTGTAAGTAGATTTTGCAATATAACAAAGTTGTCTCCTTTTCTTTGTGTTGCTGTGTCTTTTAAAGTCAAAGATTGATTATCGCTTCTTTCAGCTGTAAAATTATTAGCTCTTATTTTCATATAAGTCCCTGGAGGAACTGTTATGTTGTTACCCGCACTATCTTGAGGCGGTGGGTCAAATTCTTTGGAGGTGCTGTCTAGTGCTCTTTTATCTAATACTGTTGCATATTCACACCTTAAAAGAGGACCTTGCGTATCTGCTTTTACTTTATATCTGTCTCCTACTTCAACTTTTCTTTGATTTTCACCTTCTAATAAAAAGTATGTAGCGTTTTCTTGAGTAGAGTAAAAAAACACATTACTGTAAATTGTTTCGTAATCTTCTTTGTTAGGTTTACAAACTAATTTATATCTACTCGCCCAATGAGGTGCTACTTGCTGTGGGGGGATTGTAACTCTTGCAATGTTTTGTGTAATTGAGTTTGAACATGGAACATGAATAGAATTGTTTTCACTAACCAAAGCTGTAGTAGCTCGATTAAATTCATCCATATATACAATACCAATTTCATAATCTCTATCACTATGTAAACTTGTTGAATTAGCTATTTTAACATATCCACCTTCAGCAAAAGTTATTTGGTAATACTCATAAACATTCACTGTAGGGGTTGACAAGTTATTTACAAACCTTACTGCTAATAATTGTATGCCAATGCTACTGCTTGATGGAGTTGTTATTACACTAAGAGGTTGTCCACCCCCTGAAATTCCACTATCAAACTTATTAAATGTGTCCAGTGTAGCTGGTATTGCGCAGTTAAATTCATCTGTCAAAGTTTCACCGCTACAAGAAGTTGGGTTAGTAGCATGATATACTGGTAGTATATTTGTTGCTGTACCAATTTTTTCTTGAAAATCTGTGCTGCTAGCTAACTCAAAAACTGATGAAAAATTTTGAGGTAAAACATAATTTAGTTCAACGCTAGTAGAACCCGTGGTTTCCGTAGGGCTCGCACCTCCTGTAAACTGAGAGTGTTGAAATCTAATAGTAAAATTTAATGAAGCACCTTGCACTAAATCAAGTCCTGATAAATCAAAACTTACTATAGAATCATTAACTGTAACTGACCCGTCAATAGTATAGTTACCATTACTGTTGGTGTCAGTTATAGATTGTTCTGAAATTTCATTAGTAACTAAACTAGTTTCATATTCAAACTTTACAGGCTGACTATTAGCATCTAATAAATCATAACCTTCAAAATAATTTCCATAAATTAATCTATTGCCCATTAAAGTTTGAGCTTTAGCTTTTAAAGGAACATTGTCATAAAGCCTGAGTATTTCACTTTCAGGTAATAAAGTAAATATTTTATTTGATGCAAAATTATATACATAATCTGTATTATCTGCATACCCAAGGTCAAGTTTGTTTAACTTTTCTATAGACTTAATAATATTACTATTCATGTCTTTGTATAAAAGTTCTATTTCTTTTACCAATGGGCCACCTGTGTTAAATGTAATGTTTGCTTGGTTTACTAAGTTTTCAAACCCTTCATTTGTATAAGACTCTGTAGTAAAATTAAACGCTTTAGGAATAAAAGCTGGTGCGCTAAACTGTGAAGTAGCTGAATATTCATTATCTTCATATTTGTATCTATATGCAAAAGATAAAAACTTGTCTTCCAATAAATTTTCTTGTGAATTTGTAGTTAAGGTTTGTACTACAGGCGAGTTTGTTGGAGGTTTTTTTACAACCAATAAACTTTCTGCGCTAAACTGGTCAATATTAGAAGCTGGATTATCATAATTTCTTGTAATATTTATAAACCTAGGTGCGTTAAAATTATCTGTAAACAACAATAAATTATCTACTAAATTAATTCCGTTAACTAAATATAGAGGATTAAAATTTAAAGTAGTATTTACTCCAGCACCATCATTTATGCTAATAACGTGATAAGTTAAAACCTTGGTGTCTGTTTTAAAAGAAACAATTAAGTCTAATTTTCCTGTAGCTCCAACACTAAATGATGAATCATGTATAAACCAATATATTGTTTCGTTTGCCCCATCTTCAAAAGCCCCAATACATTTAGCATTATTACTCAATGCAGTGCCATTAAATTGAAGTTGTGTAAGCTGTTCGTTACCTTTTGAGTTTTCTACTGAACCTATTTCAGTTTCTTCAGTTGAACCTAACCTAACATTTAAAGCATCTATGTATTCTCCATTTGGGACAAGGCGTTCATCAACGCCTTTATTCATTCGTCCTGCAATAAAATTTCTTTGTATGTTGGCCATATTACTTTATCCATTTAGCCTGGCCTCTTAAATTCATTAATAATCTTCCAGGATGTATATTGCTAATTCTAATTTTTGCATTTCTTAAAAGAGCTTGTTTTCTTTTTCTTGCTCTTGTTACTATATATTCTTGAACACCTAATTTGGAATTTAAAATAGCAAACTCAATATATGCATATACATATTCTTCAAACATTTTATTTACCGTTATTTTACTGTTTTTTCCATTTTCCATCCCATCAGAAACATACTCTACAATACAAAACTTATCTGACATATCAGAACTAAAATTAATAACACCGTTCTTGCTGTCAATTTTAAATGTAGCATTGAAGTTGGCTGTTTCGGTATTCAAACCAAATTGAGAACCAATAGTATAATCAAAATACCATAGACCATCGTAATAATAACCTTCTGTATTATCAAAAGGACTATCTTGGTTTAAATAAATGCTTTTCTTAACACCTGTTATTCTATCATAATCAATTTGAGAAGTTTCAGGATTCAATACACTCCCATCTTCATCAAACAAAATCCTGTATTTATTGTCTTGTAAATAAGCGTCAGAATAATTTGTTTGTATATTTTCTGTAAGAGGTTTTAAACATCCATTTTCATACAAAGAGACTCGAACCCAGTTTACATAATCTGGTGGTAAAACATATTTTAAAGTATCTGAAACTTGTAATTCTAATATTTTTATTTCTTTAAAAGCATCATAATTTAATTCCTGTATTGCCCTTTTAGCATGAAATAAAACTTTAAATCTTTGCTCATTGTTTACCAAGCTGTGATTGCCAGCGTACATTAACATAAAATTATTTACAATATCATACAAGCTCACATATTGATATGAACCCCAATTTGCACTTTCAGGGCTTAACCCTGAATTTTCATAATATTGATATTGACTTATATATGCCATAATTTATTATTTTTCATTTTGATTTTCTAATTGTTCTTGTGCTTGCCCAAATTGTACCGCCTGTATTTCTCTTATAGACATACCAGCAAACTGTAATATTTTCATTACAAGAGATGGTTCATCATCTTGTGTTAATTCAAAATCCTGATAATCAGGTTGCGAGTCGTCAAATACAGGTTCACCACCAGTTAATGAAACAAAGGTCCATTTAGGTGGTTTTGGATACCTAATATACTGACACTCTACTGACCCCATATTATTTATAGTGGCTGGAAAAATTGTTAGTTTATTAGCTTGTTGAGTGTATGCTGGAAACAAATCACTAGGAGCTGTAAGCATAGAGTTGTTTAGCATAGTTATTTTGCTATTAGTAACCTTTTCTGCTTCATTTACTACCGCATCATCATAAACCACATATGGTTCAGGAGTTGCTGTAAAAATATCTGCCGATAGTCCCAAATTAGTATTAGTAACACTAGTTACTGTAGCTATTTTATTAGTTGAGGTATTAGATACTATATCACCTACCTGCACTCCTGCGCTACTAAATGTAGCCCCAGCATCCTGTAATTGATTTGCAACTATCGCAGTATTATTACCACTCGCTAATAACCTAGTGTAACATAATATCTTGTTCAAAAGATAGAAATCATTTCCAGTGGTTAAAGGGCTGGGTGTAAAAAAACTATTTGCACTATCGTGAATTAAAAAATCAGTAACAGAAAATATATCAATAACCTCTTCATAACTTTTTGTTATATCTGCATACCCCGTTCCTGATTGACGAGCATTTTCTTTACTTAATTGATAATTATACTGGTAGAAATAATCTTCAAAAATATCTAATTGCGCTTGTTTTGCAAACAAATTAAAATCAGACGGAGAAAGATACCCATAATTGTTTTTGTTGAGTATTGCTAGCACAGTATTTCTTACTGAGTTTATCATATTTTAAATTCTTTATACAAAGATAACTAAAAAAAAAAGAGGCTATTTTTTTTAGCCTCTTGTCTTTTAAAATCACTACAATAAATTATGCAAATGCAGTCATTGTAATAGATGTTACTGTTTGTCCACTAGGGATAGCGACTGGTGTAACCGATTTAAGATTGGATGTTTCCGCAGAAATTACTAATGCATCTTGAATCGCTTGAACTAAAGCAAACGTGGAAGCAACTGTTACGCATCTTAAATGATGAGAAACTGCTCCTGCTAAATAGATATCCATTCTAGTTGCACTATTACGCTCCACATATAAACCTGATTCACACGGAATGTGTTCTACACCACTAGCTGTAACAATTGAAATATACTTTGCCATAATAAAGTTTTTTTTAATTAAACAATAGTACAAATATACGCAAAAAAAAAGAGGCAAAAAAAAAGGCTCTGAAACAGAACCTCTCCTTTTATAAAACAACTAAAATAATAATTACTCTAAATACCTAAACTCTTATTATGAATAACAATTTAAAGATACAAAAAATATTATTACTTAGATTTTTTTTCTAAAAACTTTAATATTTCTACTCCTTCATCTGACTTAAAGTACCCACACAATATGTTAATTGGGTCTTCACCATAAGGAATAGTCATAAGTTTTTTCTTATTAGAATCTAAATTGAAGTATACATCTCTTTTATTATTTCTAAAAGATAAAAATTTGTTGTCAAAAAAACTTTGCACAGTTGACTGAAGCTTCAACATTGGGTCGTTAATAGCTTCTAAAAAAATCTGCGGTTGTTTTTTTGCGTAAATTAACAAATCTCTTTTTAATTCAGAAGATGAAACCATTGATGGGTCTTGAGCAAAAAGGACTCTGTATAAAGTTTCTGATTGCTCTATAGTTAATTCTTTAGCTTGAACCAATGCTTCTACCTCTAAATTTAAACTTTCTATTTCTACTTCAGCCGTTTTAGATTCATTTACTTCAATAAATCTTTTACCGTTATAGGGATGATAGTGTAAAAATTTTTGTAAAACTTGATTTGTTCTAGGAACAGTCAAGAACCCGTCTTCAAAAATTACAGGTTCAACTATTGCATTTCCATCCTGTTCGTCTTCAAAAGGAGACCTTTGATTCCTAGCATATCTTAATGCTCTGTTTTGTCCTATTGATTCATCAAAATATAATAAAGGGAATCTTTTAGAATTTCTTGTTGGCAGCATAAAAGAAAGTGGTGCCGCCTCTTTTGTAAGTCTGTAGAGCTTGTCTACATATATTTCGTTTTTTTTCATTTGATTTAATTTAAATTTTAAAATTAAAAAGAGAGGTGTCTTTAAAGACACCCCTTCTTTTATTAAATACTAGTCTTCAAAAATGAAGAAATTGTTTGCACCCATAGTACATACACATCTTTCAGATAAGAAGTGAACCTCCATAGCGTCTAAATCGCTATTCATAGCTCCACCCGCAGAACCTGTAATCCAAGTTTTGTATTTTCTATCTTCAGTTTCTGACGCTCTATATCTTACGTGCAAGAATGGTCTTTTTGCATTCTTACCTAAGATTTGGTCATAAACAGAAGTAGAACCTGCTGGAACTAATAGTCCATTGATTGTACCTGAATTTGCTCCTGATGGTAAACCACCTCTCATTGTTGGGTCATTTAAATATTTCCAGTCAGACTTGTAAAAGTCGTAGCCTCTTCTAAATCCAGTGAATCCTAGATTAAGAGCCATTTCTGAATCATTATCAAATAAACCATAAGAAGTACCGTTTGCTCCATAAGAATTTGTTGACGCTAACATATCGTCTATATCAAAGCTGAAATCTCTGTTTAAGAAAATTACATTTTCTTCAATAGCACCTTGCTTATCTAATCTTCCAATAACTGAATCAAACTCAGTTAGAGTAGATGGGTTTCCACCACCCCATACATTTCCTCTGTTTTGTACAACATAGAAAATACCATCGGAACCTTTGTTACCGAAAGTTGGGTTAGCTGCTGCGTCAACTACACCTGAGTTAGCCTCAGCTGGAACTGCTTCAATCATTGCTACTTCAAGGTAATCATCAAATCTAAGCCTTGTTTCATGCTCTGATTTTAAATACCATAAATAGCCTGTAGCACCATTTTCTGTAGTTACTTCTATCCACCCAATTTGAGCCATATCTGAACCACTGACTGAGTATTTATCTTTTATGATAATCGGTGAGTTATCAAAGATAACGTCATCTGCTTCTAATGAACCAGACATACCTACTGTACCTTTTTTAAACTCTGAACCATAAATCCATACTGTAACGTCAGCGTTACCTACACCTGTACCAGCGGTAACTAAACCACCTGCTTCATAGAAAGCTGCTGTAAACTGATTGTTGCTAACATCTACTGCTGTAACAATACCTTTATTTACACCTGTACCGCCATTTTGAACAATAACAACTGTTTGCCCTGGTCTTAATGCGATACCATTACTTCCACTGAATGCTGGAACACCCGTGTCATTTACTTGAAATGTAGCTGAGTCAGCAGCTGCTGAAGCCGCTGTACCTACACTTGAGTATTTAGTGTGAAGTCTACCTTGTTCTGCCCATTTTACTAAGTCAGAATTTGAAGGAAGCTCCGCACCTACTAGTCTTAGAAACGAACTAATTGTTCTGTTTCCGTATCTTTCAAACTCCTTTTCATAAGTATCTGGTAGATACTGATTTAAGAAGTTAAAGTTTGTGATATAATTTGTAGCCAATGGCACCTGTTGTGATGATGGCTGCAAATCAAATCCTGGAGTTGCTTGAACTGAACCTGCCATAATTTTAAATTTTTTTTAATTTATTAATATTACTTTTTACTTTTAATGCGCAAACCTCGGCCTGAGCTTTGGTTTAACGCTCTAATTTGCACTCCATCCTTTTTTGCAATTTCAGGGGTTTTTCTATCACTCATATTTACATTTTTAATTTTACGAGTAACATCCTCTGTTGCATCTGAAAGACCTTGCTCGTAAAAAAACTTTGCAAATCTTTCAGGATTTTGTGCTATAGTCAATGCCTTATGAAAACCTTTTGCGTCTTCGAGTAAACCCTCTTTATTCATGAATTTTGTAAAAAATTTATTTACATCTGAATTAGATTCTTTTAACTCTTCTACGTTTGTAGGCTTGTAACTAACAACTTTGTCTTCATTTATTTTGAAATCAAAACCTTTGAAATCATTAAAAACTTCTTTCGTTTTGGTTAAAAACCAATCACGTTTTTTGTTAGTTTCTTCCTCATAAGTCTTAGACTTTTTTACATATTGCTGATATGCTTCTAGTGCTTCTTTGTCCTCTTTAGAAACTCCAACCGTTCTTGACTCAAGTGGTTGTTTATACATCTCCTTTTGTTCATTGAAAAACTTTTTAGCTTTTGCAATTGCCTTCTTCTTTGCTAACTTAATTTTTTTAACCTCTTTTTCCTCATCAACTTCCGCATCAAAGTCAAACTCACTGAGAAATATATCTAAATCTTCCTCATCTAAAGCTTGTTCAGTAGCTAAATAATATTCTTTTAGCAAAGACTCTTCATTCATGGAATTAAAATCTCTATTTAATTTAACGTAATCATTAATTCCACGTCCTGTTTTTTCTTTATAGTCTAAATAAGCAGCTACATCTTGTGGCAATTCTTTATTTTCTTGCTTTGTTTCAAAGAGTTGCTCAACAGAATCTATCTGCTTATCGTATCTTTTTTTAATATATGAAAGAACGTCTTCCTCGTTTAACTCTGAGGATTGAGCTGGAGCACTTGGTTCTAAAGTTTCACCTTCTACTTTAACCTGTGACTCCGTTTTTTCTTCCACCTGAGTTTCCTCATGTGATTTATCTTCTGCTTTATCAAGCAGTTCTTGTTCAACTTCTTGAACAGATTTTTCTTCTACGCCATCTAAGGCTTTTACTTTTAATTCCATTTGATTTAATTTTAGTTACAAAGGTAACAATAAATATGGTTTATTTTTTTCAGTTATTTTGGTTCAAATTCTGCTAGGTCAAATCCATCAAGTGAGTCTTCATTGGATTCAAATCTTTGAGGAGGTAAATTATTTTTTCTCTGTGAAATTAATTGAGATTGTTCAGAATTTTGTTGACTTATTCTATCAGACTTAGCTTTTTCTCTTGACTTTTCTCTTTCTGCTAAAGCTCCTTCTGAAATACCTCTAAGTTGTTGGTTGTAATCAAACTCTTGCTGCATCAACTGGCTTTTCAATAAAGCTTCATTTTTTTGTTTTTCAATTTCAAAAGCAATTTCGGCTTGTTTTAATTGAATTTTACCTTGAATTTCTGCTTGTTGTTTTTGCATAGCAGTTTGTGAAGCCATCTGTTGAGATTGTAGTTGTTGTTGAGCAACCATAGCTTGTTTTTTCATTTCACGTTGCTCTAGTTGTTCTTGTTTTTGTTTTCTTTTTAATTTTAATAATTGGTTAGCTAGTTTTATATTTTTAATTTCTCTAATATCTATAGCATCTTCCAAGTTAATATCTTGTTTTGAAAGAGCCATTTGAATATTCTGCTCTAGTTTAGCTTTTTCCTCTTCATCTGGAGCAACTTCAATAAAAATACCAAAGTCATATACATATAAATCGGATATATCATTAAGAATACTTACATTAAATTTTCCAATTTTATTTACAAAATCATCTTTAAAATCTGCATATTCTAATATATCAGCAACCCTATAAGTAAGTGCTTCAGATATACTTCTATATATATAAAGACTGCCGTCTAAAATATGTCTAGTAGCCGTGTTTGAATTTAATGCTGCTAGTTTTTGTAATCCAACTAAAGCATTTGCATCAGGTGTGGAAGCGTCTCTCGCTTCATTTAAACCTGTGACTGTTCTAATCATATTAAGATAATGATTATAATTAGTGATTAACATTTGAGTTTTTGATGCTCCTGAATTAGAAGTTAATTGCTGTATCGGCACTCTTGCATTGTTAAATTCACCCTCTTGCGTGTACGACCTACCAATAACAGAACCTGTTTGAAAGTATAATCTTAGTGCATCTTCAGGATTATATGCATTTCCTGTTCCTAAATCTACTTCATTCAATCCATCTGCATCAATATACACCCCGTCTGGTACCACTCGAGAAATAACTTGTTGTAGTTTCAAGTGTGTCATTTGAATTAAATCTGTAAAAGGTATCATTCTTCTAACTAAAGACTCAATAACCCCTTTATACATTCTCGGAGCTACAGCAACATAATTAGGTAAAGCATGCTGGCTTGCTGATTTTGGTCTAACCATGTTTTGAGCCAGCTCCCATTTCAAAACAATGTTTGTGCCCATAACCATTACACCATTATACCAAACATCAATAGTTTTTGAAATTTTTTCAAATCTTCCTTCTTCCATCATTTCTTCTGGTGGATTAAACTGGTCGTCTTTTTCTATTAATTTACTACCACCTGTTTCTAATATTTTCTTTTTATAAACCATCTTTTTAGTAGTCTTATAATTAAAATACATTAAAGTACAAGTGTCTCTGTAAAATATATCATTTTCATAAAACTGCGCAGTATTATAATAATCATACCAACTTTGACTGTATTTACTAATTTCTTCAAGTTGTTCTCTAGTTAATGTTGGGTCTATTTTCACCAGTTCAGTAATAGGTAAAGTTTTGATTTCACCCCAATAAAAACAATCTTTAAAATGAGGGTCTTCAGTATAACTATACACTACATTAGCTGGGTCTACATAAGATATTTCAACTCCAGCTCCAGGCAAAAACTCATGTTTAGCCACAGATATACCCAACACAGTTAAGTCATAATCAAACCTTTTTCTTAAATCTATGTAATGATTTTCTTCTAATATTGTATTGATTGCTTCTTCTTCAGCAATCTCAATGGCAGGCTTGTAGTTTAATTGCATATACAGTGAAAGCTCTTCATCAGTCTGAGGTAAATCATCTTGTGGTAAAACAAAAGGGTTAACACCTGATTCTTTTTGTATAATTTGTAATGTGGGTTTGGCAAGCATTTCTCCTTTTACTAAATCTTGATACTTGCTTCTTTTTGATTGAGACATTGCATCTTGTGCATAAGCTTTTACTTTAAAAAGCCTATCAGACATTCCATTAACCACTATATCAACAAACTTCGGTATCACAGGAACAGGTGTCCAGTCTAAATTTAGATAAGACAAATCACCGTCAATTGCTAATTCATTTTTGTATTTTTTTATTGACTGCTCTCCTCTTGCGTATAAACGAAGTTTATGAAAATCTCTCCATTGATTATAATATCTGCACTGATTTCCATCTTTTTTAAACCACTCATATTGTATGGCTTGACCAATCTGTAAGCCAAATTCCATCGTAGCTTTTTCTGCGTCCGATACAAACTGACTTGGAAACCCTACAGATGAAATTTTTATTTTTACATCTTTCATCTGATAATCTGACTTAAATTGCCTGTATTAGTATACCTTGCAAAGTTAACTTTTATTTTTGACTCTTTTTTTTCAGGCTGATATAAATTCTTTTGACAAGCCATAATTGCAAGTCCTGAACTTATGGTTGCATCAAATTTAGTTCTTTTATTAATATCGAACCTAGCCCAATCTTCTAAAGTTCTTGTAAATGGCATGCTTCCCATATCGTCTGTGTCTCTAAATATACCATTTAAATCTATTCCAACATATTTTTCTATATAAGACTCTACAGCTGATGCGTGAGCCTGTTTTACATCTTCACTACTATTGGGTATACCCCCTAACTCTCGTTCTGATTTAGATAATTTATTATATAATTTATCAGGTCTGTTCATGCTAAAACCTCTATAGCCCCTATTTTTAAAATGATATAGTAATCTAGGTTTGTTATTTTCAACTAATATAGGCATACCATAAAACACACACGCCATTAATACTTCTTCAAAAAATATTTCAGCCGTCTGAGGTCTGGATATATATTCTAAAAAAAACTCATTAGACGGAGCTTCATCCATGTTAAACTTAGTCAAACCATGTAATGAGCCATTTGAACCTCTTCCGCCTACAGTACCTGATATATCATAGCTATCACAACCAAAAGCACCTATGTGTTCATTGCCAGGATATTTTATCCCTCCTCTATTAATTACATTGTTTTGCAAAGATTTATTTGGTGTCCATGAAATTAAAAACCTACCTCTTGTATCTGGAGTCCATATTACTTTTGTGTCTTTTATACCGTCTTTCCAATGAAACGAACCTTTAGTTAAAAAATGTTCTTTTATCATTGAGTCATTATAATCTATTTGTTGATATAATTTTGTTAAGTTAAAAAGTGAAGATTTACTTTCATCCCTAAATGCATGGGATTCAGTTCTAGGAAATTGCCTATAAAATTCATTTAAAGCATCAGCGTCATTTTTTAAAGAATCAACTTCGCCTTTCCAATAATTTATAGCTCCCTTATAAATATCCTCACCATCAACCCCCAGAACAGAATGTTCAGGAGTTTTTAAAACAGGCATACCATGTTTGTCTATAAACCCTTCCATATTCCACTCCATAGGTATAAATAAACTGTATAAACCACTTTTAGTTTGACCATTTGAATTTCTTAATAATGGATTTGAGTCATCATATAGTTTTTTAAAATTATTTCCTCCCTTATCTAACGCATTAGACGTTGAACCCATCATGCATTTACCTATAATTTTACTACCTAATCGCAAACAAGTTTTTGTAACACGCCAGTTATTTAAAATATTATTAGGCTTTATCCATTTTCCACTTTCATCATGTACTAATAATAATAATTTTTCACCGTCATAAGAGTTATCATCTGTGTTTTTCCAATCTATTGTGGTATCTAATCCATCCATTTCATCTTCATCTACTAAATACATATTTTTTTTTGTAATCTTAGACGCTGGAACCCTATATGCTAGTTCTGTTTTTGGTTTATCCATACCATCTTGAATAGGCTTGAAAAAAAACGGTAGTCTATTTGAAATAGGAACTACTTTGTCGGTAAACATTTTTTTTGCATCAGAACCTGTTTTAGAAAGTATACCTACTCTTGAATCTCTAGCTAACGTACCTGTGTTTACACATTCCGATGAACCCATAAACGAAAATCCTGAACGCCTTATCTTTAGATATATCATTCCAAAACTTCTTTTATCTGCTTTACAAGCTTCCCAATAAATAAAAAATATTCGATTTGCCTCTCTATAATCTGGATAACCTACATCAATACTAGTCCATTGTAAATACATATAATGAGCTCCAGTAATATAAGTAGTAACACCATTATTTTTAAACCAATAGCCTTGTTCTCTATTATCAAACTCTCCTTCAATATAATCAACCCATTGATTTTTAAACTCACCAGGCATTTCATTCCATTGAAATATAGATTGTATACGCAATAAAACTTTTGGAAGTTTATGTCTTTCCCAGTATTGATTTTGTTTTTTTTCATGTCTTTCAAAACATTCTTTAGGGGTTTTAGGTAAAGCAATATGTAACCCACTTATATTATAAACATCCCCAATCTCTCCAGATTTAGAAATTACAACCACATCATATTTAGGATTATATCCATAAATCCAACTTTTGTTTCTATTTTTATTAGAAACTACTGATTTAGGAATATAGTTTTTAACTAAGCTATATAAACTATTTTGACCTTCTTTCTGCAAAACCTCTTTTTGTTTCTACTTTAACATTTGTTGTTTCATTACCTGCCAGAGCTTCTTTTTCTTGTTCAATACGATTTAATATTTCAAACGCATCAAATATAGCAAGCTTCTTGGTAGCAGCTGCATTTTTTAATCTATCTGCTGCTAACTCATCTTCAGGGTCAGGTTTAATTATTTTCTCTTTAGCTACATCAATTAATTCTTTAACCGCTCTTTCTCCAGCTTTTATGATTTCTAGTTTTATTTCTTTGTTGGTCATAATAGTAAAGCAATTTGATGGTCAAACATTCTGTATAACTTTTCTCCATCTACTATAAACTCATATTCACTTTCTGGTTGAAAAGATATTTTATCACCTTTTTTTACACCCTTTAATTTAAGATAATTATTTGGATATTTCATAATGCCAATTAATGGCTCCTCTGTGAAAGGTTTAAATATATAAGAATCTTCAGTAGAAACAGGTTTTACAAAACAATATCTATCATGAGCATGCCACTGGTTTTTATGTTTATACATAAAAAATTGTTCATTGTCAATAAAAAACAAATCGTCTTTAAAAAAACTTTTACCGCTTTTTTCTTGACCATGCATATCATAATAAAATTTAAACACATTATGATGTACTAACAAAGTATCGTTTATTTGTATAGGGCCTGAATAATTAACAGGAGTTGAAACTACTTGTGCATAACGATTTGAAAATTTATGGTCTTCTTGTGAAGTGCTTGTAATAAAATCTATTCCTGCTATTTTTTTTGTATTATCATATCTTTTGCCATTTACAGGTTTTACAATAAACTGAAATGGGGATTTCATTAAAAATTTATATTATACTCTATAGAAACAGGAATAGTAGAAGTAAATTCTTTCCATAGTATTACAACATCTTTCTCTTGAATATAAATTTTAAAAGACTGTTTTTTAGAATCATACTTAATTAAATGTATAGTATGAGAATTATTTAATACCTTTTGACCTACTATATAGTGCATAGCACCTGATTTATAGTCAGGACCAACAGATATTTTTCTAATATCCATTACTCTTTACTATCTTCTTTTTCTTCAGTTGGTTTGACTTCTCCAGTTTCCAAATTCATAACCACATTATCTCCATATTTTTCTATCAACTTTTTTTCTTCTTCTTTAAACATAGTTTGAATAATATTTAAATTTTTAAGAACATTGTTTTTTGATATTTCAATATCTCCTAATTGGTTTTTTATAAGTTGAAAATCTTTGTTGAGTTTTTGTAGTATTTCTAACTCTTCTTTATTTAATTTTTGAGGTTTTTTTTCTGCCATAGCTATTTAATTTAATTTTTACAAAGTTATGAATTTTTATTTATATAATATAAAACACATCCATATAAGTATGATAACATGAAAAATAAAAATATTTTCATTATTGTTTTTTGAACATTGATGTTGCCTTTTCTGTCGTCCTTCCTCCGAAGTAGGCTAAAACCGTACTCATCATGACCTTCTCAAAAGTGTCGTTCCAAACTTCATTTATATGAAATGGAACATCATCAATACTATCTAGTATGCCCGCAAAACTAAATATAACAATACACCAAATTAAAACTAGAGGGCGTACATTCTTAGACAA